GCTTGATGATATTTTGAACTCAATTGAATTTCCTCCATATGTACTTCCTTGCGGGAATTGTGTTATTGCAGGATCAGCTGCCAATGCATCATGGTGCTCATCATCCAATGCCATTGGATTTTCAAATCCTGTTTTTTTTGGTAATATAGTTGCCATACTTATAACCCCGCCATTGCCTTAAAGGCTTTTAATTCACTATCCGGTTTGCCAAATTTCTTAATAGGTTCAATTCCAGCACGTTGACGCATTTCATTTAATTCTGAACCATCTTCTTCCTCTTCGTCCTCGTATTCTTCACGGTATTCATGCGGACTAATAGTGATTACTTCTTTTAATTTGTCTTTGTCAGCCCCATACGTTTCACCTTCAACTTCAACTGACCAATCATCTAATGATAATCCAGTCAATGTTTCTAAATCTTCTAGTAATTCTACAATACGTGATGCTGTTTTGCTTCTGCGTTCCATTTCAACAAATACTAAATATTTGCCTGGACTTAATTCACCTTCGCTAACACTAGCATCAAGTACCCAATCATATCCACGTTCAAACCAATCAACTAAATCATTGCCGGCTGCTTCACTGTTTACGATAAAAGCTAATGTTACAATATCACTATCTTTACCCATCTTTGCCGCATACTCATCTACGCTTAATTCTGGTTCAACTTGATAAACCATATCCATGTAATCTAAACCTTCATTGATAATTTGCTTATTCATAGTTACTTTCATGCAGGTGGCATTGCTGCCGGGGCCGGAGCTCCCATAGCCATATCAGGAGATTCAGCTTGTTGTTCTTCTGTCTCATTCTTATCTAAATCATCATCATAAGAATCATCTAATTCTTCCAAATCAATGGTTTGACCGGCTAAGTCAATCGTACCTTCTTTAATATCATCTAGTAATGATTTTGGAATCTCAATATACACAAACCAAACTTTCTTTGGCTTTGATTTGGGATAGCGTGTTCCTGGAATATAGTCATCGTATTCGGTGACTTCTACTGGAACTTTAACTTCAGATTTGGCAAATTTGACTTTACATCCAATCGCTACTAATCTTCTTGCACCCTTTGGATTGGGCATTAATTTGTATGGCCACATGAATACACAGGCAACACTATATCTACGTACATCAGGACCTTGAACTAGTTCTCCTAATTCCCAGTTTCTAAAGGCATATAAGTCAGCTTCGTCTAATACTCGTTCAAAGTCTAGTAGGGTGTTCATTGACCCGTCACTGGTAAAGATACCCTTAACGGTGCTAACTATGCTTACATAGTCAATGTCATTAAAAAAGTTGTCGGCGGTTTCGTGATGATTCATTAATATATTTATCTTTTATTGATTAATCAGAAGATTTGCTTTACTTTTGACCTAAGCCTAATATTTAGTCTAAATAATTGTGTTAAAAGTATGCTACTTTGACACTAAGTATTGACCTTAAATAAACTTGAGTGTTATGAGCACTCATGCTCTACAAAGGAGAATTAACTTGAGCAAAAGAAAAACTAGCGCATTACGAACTCAGCAAGACACACGGTTTGCACAAACCAAAAAAGACCATACATTTTATATGAAAGAGTCAAAAACAATAGATTTTTCACAGGCACAAAGAACAATGAGGGTTAATACAAGACCCGTTCAATTGATTCCAAAGTCCCTAAACCAAGAAAAATACATACTAGCATTGCTTGATGACAATACAGACATTGTTGTTGTCTCTGGTCCAGCTGGCACGGGTAAAACATACCTAGCTATGCAGGCTGCCATTAAAGCAATGCGTGATGGTGAATGTGATAGAATCATATTAACAAGGCCTGCCGTAGGTGTCGATGACGAAAAACATGGATTCTTACCCGGAGATATCAATCAAAAGATGGAACCATGGACCAGACCTTTATTAGACGTACTGCGTGAATATTATACAGCAAAGGAAATTACCCACATGCTAGAAGAACAGATAGTGGAGATTGCGCCCCTAGCATTCTGTCGAGGTAGAAATTTCAAACATAGCTATGTAGTATTAGACGAGGCACAAAATGCAACTCCTGGTCAACTCAAAATGATTATGACTAGAATCGGTGTAGGCAGTAAGATTGTAATTACTGGCGACATAGAACAAACCGATAGAAAAACAGCCGACAATGGGCTACTAGACTTACAAAATCGATTGGGGAAGGGGGTGATACCAGGGTTGCAGTTATGCCACTTTGAACTTAAAGACGTTCAACGTCATAAGATCATTGAACATGTTCTAAAAATGTACGCATAAAAAAGGGGCTAAATGCCCCTTTTATACTTTTGTACTATCGCTATTTGCTTTTTCTAATTGGTCAATCAATGTAGGATAAACACGTTTATAATATTCACACATCTTATCCCAATCACTATCAACTACTTTACCCTCAATAACGCATTTGTCAATCTTCTTTGCTTGAAAATCTAGTATTACATTACAGGTTTGAATGTCACTAGTGCGAGTACGTTTACTAATAGTAACCATCTCATCGATTTGTCCGTTTGGTTTACGAACATATGTAATTAAAAAATATCTCATGCTGTCAACTCCACCAATGTCGCTGCCAAACTAATTTCAGGAATACCTACTAGTGGCAGATTTGCTAGACCATTACGAATCGTAATGATACTTGCATCACGCTTTTCTTGATCCTTGCCCCACAAGTCTAAGTTGTCATACATCCATTTATATGTATCTTCAATGCGTGTAGGATATAGTGCAATGTACTGCATTAATTGTTGCCTACCCTCAAGAATCTTACCAGACTTGAATAGGGTCGTTGCTTCCAACAACAACTCATGTTCGCTACTCCCCTGTGCTTGAGGGGGCAACAATACACCTGTGTTGCTATTGACTTGCAACTGATTCAAGCATTTACGCAAGTCTGGATAGCTAACACGAACATAACTGTCAAGGGTATCTAAATCAAACTCAACATTCTCAGTAACCAATACTGTCGCCGCACGTGCAGTAAACTCTGTACGATCTGGTTTTGTAATATGCACTTTGTGACAACGACTCTCACGCAATGCTGGGATAATCTTTGTCTCATAATTACAAGTAAGAATGAAACGAACTGTATCAGCGTATGCTTCCATATCGTTACGCAATGCCGCTTGAAAGTCTGGCGTTGTATAATCAGCCTCATCAAGTAAGATAACTTTGAAGCTACCAAAAGGCATAGTTTGTGCAAATGTATTGATTTTATCTTTGACGATATCAATACCACGTTCACGTGATGCATTGATTTCCATTACATCATAGTCATCAACACCCAGTTCATGTATCAACACTTTAGCAAGTGTAGTCTTGCCAGTGCCCGGATCACCACTCAATAACAAGTGTGGGATCATTTTATCTTTGATCCAGCTACTTACTTGATTTTTTAATCGCTCGTCAACAAACACATAATCGTTTACTGTGTTAGGACGATACTTTTCTACCCAGAGTTGATTCTTCATTTTCTTAACATTTCAAGTGTGATGATGTGTGCGATACCTTGACCTAAATCCGTGTCAGCAGTAATGATATGTAGTGCATTGTCATGTCTATCAGTTTTCTCATTATACGTTGAGTATTCTAAAACATAGCCACCGTTAGCCATATGAATTGTAAAAGTCAATCCACCTCTACTATCAAGTTGTGAGCCTCTACTAATAAGGGCACGCCCTCTATGAGTTTTAGCTTCTACTAACTCATTGGTGGTGTCTTGTGGAAATATAAAGTTGTGTAATTTTGTTCGTAACCAGTTTATCATTGTGTTTCCTATATTAATATACCATATCACTCATGGTTTCATCACCCATGTATTGATCTGCTACCATTAGTATATCATTAGGATCCACTCTACGCAACGTCTTCTTACCCGTTTCATCTTCAATATCGATTCCTCGTGTCCAACGTCCGTGACTAACTAATATCCAATTACCAATCTCAAGCTCACCACCATTATACTCCGAGCCGATTGCATAAATTTGTGCCCAACGAGGTCTGATACCTGCACTTTTCATATCATCATTGGGCAACAAAATACCACCATGGGTAATACGATGTTCAAACTTCATATCAGATACAATGATATGTGCTCCAATAGGTGTAAACTTATCTCTAACTATTTTATGTGGTTCAAATGCTAATTTCTTTTCAGTCATGTTACTTCTTCTTTGCTTTGATTTCTGCTTCTTTAATTTTTTCAACTTCTAAATCATATTCCAATGATTCTTCAAATTCCCGTTCTTCTGCTGTTAATTGAGTTAAATCAATTTTTGGTTTGTCAGGTTGAATCTTTTGTACAGGAGCAGATCGTTTGGTAACATTTGCTGAACGATTACCCACTGTTTTAGAATACCCATCATTAACTTTTGACGTTACTGATTTAATCACACGTCCATGGGCATCAATAGTATCACCACGTGCATTTAAATTCTTAACGTTTCCTACTGCTCTCGTTTTTTCGTTTTTTGAACGCAGTGCATTCATGTCAACTTGTTTTCCCATTGCTGTTCTATGTGTAGCCATAATTTTCTCCTTATTTAATAAACTCGTCAATCGACAAGTCATAGTACAAACTATTTATACGGTGTACTCCTAACAAAAACAATACAAAACTTGCTACGCTAGAGCCACGACCTACTCCCCATACGATATTATGTTTACGCATTGTATCAACCAAATACTTCAAATACTGTAGTAGCACAAACATATTACGTTCTTGGAATAAGATAAGTTCTTCTCCGGCACGTTGTAACTCTGCTTCGTTAGCACATTGATCCAATACAAACTTGGCAATGTCTATTTCTTTATATTCTTTAGGCATATACCAGTTTGATTGATTATTATTGTCAAAATCTTCTATTGACAAGTTTGGATCTATGTACTCAATTAGTTCAGGTTTAGATTCAATATATAGAATATCATCTAAACTGATGTTAGATTCGGTATATGCTTTCTTTAGTGTGCGTGTTGGGTCACGCATATATAAATCGCATAAATCATTTTCACTTAGAATAAGTTGACCATATATATCAGTACGCATGACATATGTTAACACAGTTGATTGTAAAAATCAACAGTTATGGTAACTTATCAGACTCATTGGTGAAGAGTATTTCAGATGCTTTGGTTTTCTTTTCCCATTCTAGTCCAACATTTGCCCAATCATTATGTTTGACCAATCTTACAATCTTTTCTTTTTTTGTATTCTTTTCAATATTATTCATTGAAGTAGATGTTTCTAACCACCAACCTTTATTTCCAAAAGGATTATGCCTTGCTGTTTCAATGTCGTAAGTGAATCTAACACTATCACTTAATTCGGATTCTAAAAAGATATCAGTTATGTTTAATCTACCTTCAGTAATATTATTCAATTTCAATATCAATAGCATAGTAATAATTTGATCGTATGGTTCTTCTGGAACTGTGCATACTTTAATATCTGCTTGAGTATATTTCTCTATAGCCTTTTTATCACTAGTTTGAACAAATACACTATTGGCTAAACTATCTTCTAAAAAGTATATAATTCTGTCCATAGCAATGTTTTGTTCTGTTATTGATTCAGTTTCTACTTCCATTGCTAGAGTTAAATTGTAGATATTCATAATGAAGCTACCTTCAAAATGAACCCCGGCTTGAAAACTAAAATCACGTTCTATTCTTGTTGACAATTTCGCCCTCTTTTTCTATGTTAACGTTCGTTTTGATATTTTGCTTTTTGAAGATTTCATCCATTTTCTTGCTGATTTGCTCACGGTAACTTTCCATTACCATTTGTAGTTGATGTATTAACGGACTATTACCCGTACGATAGGCGTAGTTTAACTTGTTCGTTAAACTTTCAATTGCCGTTTGCAATTCTTCTATCGTTTTTTCTGATAAGTCGTTAATAAAAGGATGTTTCATCCTAGATATTTATTACCAAGAAGTGAGTGCGATTCTTTTCCAGATGTCCGAACCGATGTAATATGTTCCGGATAATGTAGTATTTGCCGCCGGGGTAGCTGAAGTTAGTGCTACTGGGGAATCTGCTGTACCTGAAGTTCTACTTGCACTAACAGTTATAGATGTACTTGATGGTATAGTTTTTACGTAATATATTGCACCTGCAGTTAATCCACCAAATGCATTTGCAGTAAATGCATTCCCAGAAAATATAATTGGAACATTTAAATTAGTTGGACTGGTTAAACCATGAGTAGCATTAAAATTAATTACGTTACCAGTTGCGACCGTATTACCAGCTGGTGCAATTGATACTGTAGTAGCTGAAGAATTATATGACCCTGTACATACATAAGCATAATTTGCATCTACTGCTACCTCTCCGGCAACATCACCTTGATATCCAGTTGGTGTTGGTGTGCGTTGTTGAATCTGAGTTGACTGTCTAGGTCTATTGATTGGTTCAATATACAACGTGTTTCCGCAATCTGTTGTACTAATAATATAGTCCATTTCACTAACACCATATGGTGCTGTAACTGTTACTAGTCCACTATTAGATACGTAATTCTCTAGTGTTGTTGCACCAGTATTGTTACTTGCTATTACATTACCCGAGAAAGTAATAACTGCGGTAGCATTGGATACACTTAGTCTAACTTGAATATTACTTTGTGTACCAGTAGGAGGCCAGCTACCAAAATTGATTGTAGTATTAGCGGCTACTGTTCCATAATGTACATCTGCTAGTGAAGCATTAACCAATACAGTACCGGCTAATGCGTTACCTAAATTATAAGTAGTTGCTCTAAAACCGCGTGTGCTTGCATTACTGATAAGAGTATTAGCCATATCATTGTTTACAACTGTTCCAGTTAATGCCTGTTTAACTACAACTTTATTCTGTAGGTCAGTTAACTCAGTCGCCGCAATGTCCAAATTAGTAACGATAGAGGCAAAGTTATCTCTAAAACCCTGAGAGTTATTATTAACTCCTGGTACAGGGTAGTTTACATTGATTGGGTTGGTGTTAATTGTGCTCATTATTTTATTCCGTTATATGTATTTATTACTGTGTTTCATCCGGTAAAATTGTTTGTCTAGGGAATAACACATAAAAATCTTTACTGTCTAATGGATCGGGCACAGGTTGAGCACTAGGTAATCCAGTCCAAGCTGGTGGAGTTAAGTTGTTGTCATAATCATATGTTGCACTCTTATCTACACTAAATCTATCAATTCTAAAATTAATTTGATTCAACGTATATGGCCACTGTGCATCAATATTATCTTTAATTGCGTTGGCAAATCCTGGTTTAGTATAACATATTACCCACGCTTGAGTGTAACCTAAGGTACTTCCATTTTCCTGTTGACTTGTCATCCATAATGGTAATAGTTTACTGTTATATTCTTGTCCTAATTCTTGTGCTACACGTGTACGCATGTTATACAAACTATTTGGATACAACAGTCGTGCAAATCCCGGTGATAAACTTGTATAAAACTCTTTAGTACCTGATACAGTATCTTCTCCAAATATATAACTTGTAAATATATCAGTTACACTTGTATACCATGGACCTAAGTTTAAGTTAATTGGTCTTGGCCAATTAATTCTTATCGGAACACTTACTCCAGAAGGATTTACCAGATTATCAATGACTTCACTATATACTACTTCATAAATTATTTCACCTGCATCATTTTTTGCTACAGCAGTTTTTAATTCACCTAAAGTAATATTTCTCCAATAATGATTTCGTGTTACTGCGGCAATATATTGTTGAATATCACTGGCGTATATACCATACGCATGTTCATATGTAACATTTGTTGCTTTACCAAAATATATGTCATTAGGTCTATATAATGATTCAGTTGGTATTAATGTTTCATCAAGTAATAATGTCTCTATGATATTTCTATCTTGTATACTTGGTGCCGCCTTAATATAAAGAATGTCTGTAGGTTGACCAAACTCTTGATATACAGTAAGAGTAAAAGTTCTACTTGTTTGAACTGTAGCAAATTCAGGCGAGAATGCTTGAATTGTGAATGTAAATTCTGTACTTTCACCTATATCTAAAAACTGGTCAGTTGGTTGAGTAGCAACGAATCCGGTTATCTCACCATTACTTAATAACACTAAGTTAGGAGGCAATGACCCAGAGGTTACTCTATACTCTAGGGGTACATCTGATACTGCATTGACTTTTAATGTACTGATAACTTCATTGTATATTAATCCCAAATCTGCTGGGGTAATCCATTCAATATTACCAGTAACATCTTTACTTACATTAAATGTAAAATTAAACGGTGTAGTAGATACGTTTGGATCGTTTGGTCTATCTGCCTTATATGCTCTTACACTAAATGTAAAACTATTAATGCCCGATGTAGCTAATTCAGGAGTGCCCGTAATCCATCCAGTATCCTCATCGCCGACTAATCCTAGTGGCAAAGGTAAAGGAGAAAACTGATATTTCAACGGGTTACCATCAAAATCATATCCTAACATTTTGAATGCAAAAAAATCATCACTAGATATTGTACCTATTTGAGCAAATGAAGTTGGTTCTACTGGCGGTAATAAATAATAACCATAATACGGATCAGTGTCACTTATATCTATAGTGAGAGGTCTTGTATTCAACAATGTGGGTCTACGATTATTGGGTGGTCGACCAGGACCACCCTGATTTGTGGGAGTTTGCTGATTAATAACAGTAATAGAATATGAACTAATATTACCTCCCAATGGGCTTACTAATCTTAATACAAAATTATATGTTCTAATTGCAGGTTGACCCGATGATACTGGTGGTAGTGAAATTGACATTCCACCAGTAGCAGTTGAAACTGGAAAAGTTCCACCATTTTGAGTAGTTGATATGGTAAATGCGGACAAATTATTATCAATTTCTTTAACATAATATGTTGTTCCGGCAGCTATGCCACCAATGGGTGTAGAAAAAGTAACTGATCTTCCTACTGTAAATCCATTAGTTGATAAAACGTAAATATAATTAGTAGATGCATCAGTTGAGAATCCAACCGTTGTTATTAATGGTAATGTTACGTTAACTGTAGGTGGCTCAGGATATCCTTGGATTAGACCTGCAGTAGATAGTTCAAGTCCTGGTGGTAATAAACCTTCTTGTAATTCTACTATTACTTCATTTGTTGGATCAGGATTTGTATATTGTATACTAAGTTGTGTCCATATACTATCTTGGGTGCTGAGTAATACACCTGATGGAGTGGTAAATTGTGGTACAGCCGTACCTATAATAGTCATTGTAAAAGTTCTATCACGTATATTACCATCATTATCAGTTGCTCTAATCGTAAAAGAACTAATAGTTTCAATTATAACAAGTACAGGTATGCCACTAATTATTCCGGTTGTAGTGTTTAATGTCATTCCGATAGGTAGGGTACCTGCTAACAAAACATAACTAACAATGTTAGTTGCAGGTAATACAGGTGATGCAGATAATTGAAATACTGAAACTACACCATAAGGAAATGTTCCAATAGAACCTGCCGGGGTATTCCATACTGGTTGTGCCATATTAATGTGCGCCTAAATGTTGTAGTGCTAAGTGATAGTGATGCTTTCTATCTTCTAACCCAATTGTTCCACCATTGATACGTTTTGTTAATGTAATGAAATCATCTTTATCACAGAACTGATTTAGTTTATTGTTATCCCAGAACCAACCAGCACTTGCAACAGCACCGTTTGGTGTTTCTAAATATCTTACTGTATCTTCAATACTCATATCCAATGCTTCTGCAAATCGTGTATAGTTATCACGACCGGTCAATTGAATTAATCCACGACCTCTAAATCTAAAGCCATCGCCACTATTCTCATCACCATTCTTCATACGATTAGCATATACACGATTAGCAATCATCTCTGGCTTGCGTTCATATCGCTTTGCTAAATCTTCTGTTGGAAAGTATTTCTTAAATGTACCCATCAAGCCTTTAGCACTATAATTTAAGTTTTCAACAACAGCATTGAAGCCACCGCTTTCGTGTGCTATCTGTGCTAAAAAACCTGCGACTCTACGTGGGTTCTCAAACATCTCATAATATTCTGCTACTGTGTTTAATGGTTCAACAAAACCCTCTAATATAGAGCGTTTTGTCTTTGGACACATTGATGTTAATAATTCTATTGTTACCATTATTATTCCTATTTATGTAGTTATTGTAGTGTTATTCATCTCAATTGCACCAGTTGCAATTAATGATACTATATATTCCTTAAGCATATGTTGCACCTACCGTATACCATTGAGTTGTTGTGGGAGCAATATACTGTAGTGTTGCCCCTGCTCCGTGTGTCAATGCGGCATTAGCTGCCAATGAATTAATTGCGGCACCGGATGCGGGATAAACTGCAAGATTAGTTGCACTTGAGTTTGTAATTATTATACACATGCCAGCGACTGCTGTTGGTAATACAACACCTTGACCGGCCGATACAGTAGAAACAATATTGAATTCTTTTGCAAGCACAGTAGCGGTACCTTGACTAATACCATTAGCACTAATACTAGTAGCTACCGAACGAATGTTATATGAGTTTGCAATAACGTTTGCACCAGTTATATTACCACTAGAACTCACTGATGTTAATGTACCAACACTTGTAACGTTAGGTTGTGCATTTGTTGTTACAGTACCTGCAGTAGTAGCACTTGATGCCGCACCTGTCAATGCACCAACAAATGTTGTTGATGTTACGCTAGTTAGACCGGCTACAGTAGTAACAGTACTACCTAATGTTAGTGCAGTACTACCTAGTGTTACTGCGGCATTAGCTAATCGTGCTTGGGCTAACGTACCACTAGATACGTTACTTGCGTTCAATACTGATAAGCCACTAGCGTTACCTGTAAACACACCCGTATTAGCAGTAATGTTTACACCAGTAATGGTGCCATTAACTCCTAAACCAGTTAATGTGCCAACACTTGTAATGTTACCTTGTGCCGCGGTTGTTACTGTACCTGCTGTAGTTGCAAATGTTGCATTAGCCACAGTACCGGTTACATTGGCGCCGACAAGACCAGTCAATGCTTGACCATTGCCTATAATGTTACCAACACTCACATTACCTGTAGTTGTAATTGTGTTACTACCATAGCTTGCTAAGAATGTAGCAACGTTACTATTACCATACGTACCTGCGAAACTAATTGGTGTGCCGTTAGCATAATAATAATTATCTGTTTTGATACCAAGAACAGATGCATTGCCTGTAGTACCCAATGTACCGGTGATGTTTGCACCGGTGCCACTAACGATAACAATGTTTGCATTGCCCACAGCAGAGAAATTAATATTGCCATTAGCTGTTGGGATATTTATATTACTATTTCCATTAGCTAATGGTCCTAATATATTAGCTGCCGACAAATTACCACTAAAGTTACCTGTGCCATTTGCATTGATGCCTGTACCTGTAACTACTACTGTCGTATTACCAGTAGAAGTAAGATTAATATTACTATCGGCTGTAATAGAAATATTACTATTGCCGTTTGCTAATGTACCTACAAAATTACCTGATGTAGTATTTCCTGTAACTGCTAAACTTGTTAATGTACCAACACTTGTAATGTTAGGTTGTGCCGCCGTAGTTACTGTACCGGCTGTTGTTGCTGAATTAGCAACACCATAAAATGTACCAACAAAGAAATTAGCAGTTGCAGTGTTGCCCAAATTAGCATTACCAAATTGTGTATTAGCACCTATAAAATAGCTAGCACGTACATTGCCATAGTTAGTAAACGTAACAACTTCACTAGATATAGTAACGTTGCTGCCGAATCCAAATTCACTGTTACTATTGTCCCATCCCATAAATGCAGTAACAGGTATAGTAGTATAATATTGTAATGCTGTACCTCTATCTTTACCATCATTAGTTGTTAATGGATCTCCGTTGGGACCGCCACCCAACGAAATAATAGGATCTTCAATTACTAGTGATTCAATATTAACATAAGTTGCGTTACCTAATACTGATAGGTTACCAGCAATGATTGTGTTGTTTGCAACATTTAAATTACCAACATTTGCATTACCTGTTACTGCTAGTGATGTTAATGTACCAACTGAAGTTATATTTGGTTGTGCGTTTGTAGTTAATGTACCAATTAATAAACTTGCACCGATGGTTCCACTGTTTGCATATACATTACTTGCAGTTATATTTCCAGTAACAGATAAATTAACTAGTGTACCAACACTAGTGATGTTAGGTTGAGCATTGGTAGTTAGTGTTCCCGTTATATAATTAACTGTTACTAAATTTCCTAAGTCAGCATTTCCAGTAGTAAGATTTCCTATTAGGTTTGCTCCCGCACCAGTAATAACAAAAACATTTGCATTCCCGGCTGCACTAATATTAACATTTCCGTCAACAACAGGAATACTAACATTACTGTTTCCGTTTGCAAAGATTCCAGTTATATTTCCAACTGTTGCTAGATTTGCAACAGTTAATCCCGGCGTAGATAAAATGCCAGTTACTTTATCAAATGAAAAACCTAGATTAGCACCAAATGATCCAGCATCATTAAATTGAACAAGTGTGTTAATTCCCCCTGGTGACCCGCCGCCATTACCACCACCGCCTGGGCCCCATATTAGATTACCAAGACCATTTGTTTGTAAATAATATCCTACTGTTCCACCACTAATATGAATATTACTAATCGATCCAAGATTTACATTGGATGCACCTGAAACATTAACATTAGTGCCACTAAAAGTAGCATTACTAGTAAATGAAGAATTACCGGTAAAATTAGCATTTCCAGAAACATCCAAAGAAGAAAGTATTCCTAATGCGTTAATATTTGGTTGATAAAAAGAATTAGCTGTTAATGTACCATTGAAATTTGCTAAGCCTAATCCTGGCGCGCCAAAATTAGCAGAAAAGACATTTGCTGGATCAATATCGATGTTTAATTGCTGTGAAGAACTTGTAATTGTTACATTACTTTGTGTATTATCTGATCCTCGACCTACTTTTAATGATGTAGTTGATACTTGTAAACATGCAATGTTTGCTGAAATTACAACATTACCTGTAGGATAATTAACAGTAACACCTGCTCCGGGTGTTCTGTTAATTGAAGTTACTGTTGAATTTGCATTAGTACCAAATAGTTGATTAAAGTTATCTTGTACTTTTGTAAAAGCCGTTCGTATAGCATCTGCCGACGGATCATCGGGAAAGCTACCAAAGTCTATATTTTGTTGAGCCATAGTTATCTACCTAGTTATAAAGTATTTATCGTTTTTTAAGAATCGTTAGCCCAAAAAAATACCCGACTATTGCCGGGTATCTTATATTAGCTAGTATTAAATACCTGCTAGTTTTTTCCAGTCATTAACTGATTCATTCAACATTTTTGATTCGTTAATGTCTGTTGTACTGTGAGATACCATACGATTCATTTGAGTACCAAGAACAGGGATAGTTGTTTGACCAGTTTGCTTACGCTTGTTCAAACCACCACTGATGATGTTCATCATAAAGTCAATGTCAGCTTCAAATGATGCGTCGGTGCCGTTTTTACCGGCTTCGTTAGCCCACTCGTCAATCTTTTCTTTTTTGTCTTTCTTATCATCATACTCAATGTCTTTTTTGACTTTTTTGCCGGCTTCTTCTGCCTTGTCATCATCTTTACCTTTATGACCTTCATCATATTCGATATCTTTGGCAACTTTTTTAGCGGCTCTTTCTGCTTTGTCATCTTTCTCACTAGTAGATTCTTCAGACAACATTGCTAGTTTTTTGTAAAGATTAAAGAAACTTGATTCTGACATTTTTTCTTTCTGTTCTTCTTCCTCACCGGCTTCTTCACCTGTTTCATCTTCGGCTTCATTAGTGGGGCTTGAATATATTTTAGCCTCTTCTTCGTCTGCTGCCGCATCCGCTGTTGCTAATGCTTTGTCACTACCTACTTGACCTGCAACATCAGTATCAGTATTATCAGCACCACTATCAGGAGGATTATCTTCAGCTACATTGTATAATTGTTGGTCTTCTGATTCAACTTCATCAACCATTTCTTTTGATTCACATGAATGACCAGCTTCCATCATTCCACCGCATGATTCACATGTTTCTTCAGGACCATGCTCATCACCGTGACCTTCTTCATTCTCGTAATCACCGCCTGATACTTCTTCGCCAGCACCGGATAATTTTTTCATTAAAGCCATCATGCCGTCATGGTCATCTACTACACTGATACCACCTGGTGCATTACCACCTTGTGGAGCACCATAACCATTTTGTTCTTCACCACCAAACAAGCCTAAACCTGCTGATTTAATTATTGATAACAATTGTTCTGCTTCACCATCTTGTGCTGATACACTTACTGAATCAGGTGCGCCTTGTTGACCTTTACTAATAGAAACAGTCATACCTTCAGCAACATCTTCTTTACTTTCTAGTAAAGCATTTAATTGATTGTCTAATGCTTCAAAAGCAAATTCATCTAGTACATCACTATCATTGAAAGTTTGACCAAACGCCTTAAATGTATCACCGGAAGTCTTTGCCGCCTGTTGTTTCATATAAGAAGTTTTATCCATTTCGTACATGTCATCTTCCATAGCAGGAGTACGTGCGCCATAGCTAGCCATGTTTTCTACTTCATTACCCATCTCACCTACCAAACCTCGAATTGGCATTTGACCATAGCACTCATCTAGACCTTCTTTGTAGCCTTCATGGTAGTGTCTTGCTTCTTCCATGTCTTCGTAATTTTTACCGCAATGTGAGTTACCTTTAAGGCCATCGTGTTTGCCTTTTAATTTGGCAGCTAATAAGTTTTCGTTCATACTTTCTTTAACTTTCTTTTTCTTTAAATCGTTTTTACCCTTGCCATCTTCAGCGTAGTCAGGGATGCCGTTCTTGTTAGCATCTGGCTTCTTAGCTTCAAATTGTTGACTACGACCAGCGCCCAAACCCGCGCCCATGTCGCCATCGTGTGTTGGCATTTCGGCTTCTTTTATTTTCTTCATTTGTGCGCCTGCAATTTTTGTTGCGGCTTCTTTACCATACTTAGGTGTTAGTTTACGAACTAGTGCGTCAAAGCCTGTAGTAGCATTGTTGTGCTTACCAATGTCTTTTTCATCTAGAGTGCGAGTGTTCATATTGATACGATTAGTCATGTGTGTCATTGGATCTTTACGCTGTGTAGCTTGTGACATTTGACTCGGTTTCTGTGCGTCACGCTTTGCGGCTGCTGACTGAATAGTACCTGGACTTAATTCTTTAAGTTCTTCACCACCACCAATAGTAATATCACCTTTTTCAAAGGCTGCGGCGGCTTGAGGATTTTTTGCAGTAGCTACAACTTTGCCAGTTGCATCTTTAACTGCTACTGCTCCCGGCATAGGAGCAGTTGAATAACCTTCTTCATTCAATGCTTTATCTAATTGGTCAAAGTATTCTTTTAAACTATGCTTAGTAGTTTTCTTTTTATCATATTTAGGTAACTTAACATCTTTACCTGCCTTAACACCAAATGCACTGAAGTCATACTTCTTGTCTTCACCTGATGTTGACGTAGCTTTCTTGGGACGCCCCTTACCTCTTTTTTCAGTAGAAACAGGCTTTACTTTATTGCCTTCTTCATCTTCGTCATCTTTACGACCATAGCCACCAGGTTCAGCAGTGTGCTTTAAACCAGTTTTTGTTTTTTCTGTAGCTTCGTTCAACTGGTCTAGTTGTGATAATAAACTTTTGAAATCCATTTTGTTATTCCTTTAATTATTTTCTTGCGCCAGTTGCTGGCTTTGCTGGACGAGTAATTGTACTCATAGGACTCTTGTCACCCATCTTTTTGTCATCCAAATAAGGCTTGAATGGATCAAATGAATCTGGTGTTTCCTTACCTGCATAAGGAATATTAATCATGCTATCTTTAGTCTGATCTTTAATTGATTGTAAGTATGAATCGCCATATGCTTTACTTGCGGCTTTTGCACCCGGTTGTTCTTCTAATTGTTCATGGTTTAATAAAGGAGAGTGACTCATCTCATTTTCATAACCAACCATCTCACTATTAATGCTGTCATCAAAATTACTTGATACAACACGAACCATATCAACTTGATAACCTAACAATTGTGCAATTTGTTGAATCATTGGCTCTGTCGCTGGATAACGAAATTCTGCTTTAATGATAGTAACACTTTGATTGTTTAAGTTAGGGAATCCGTATGGGTCTTTTTGTATTGGTGTGCTTTTTGGCTCACCAATATTGACAGGGTCAAACTTTTTTAGATTGTATCTAAACATATCTAAAAAGTTTTTGTCAACTTGACCAGCAATTTTGATAGTGTAATTGTAAGTATGTACACTTTCCATGATGTATTTTCGTAGGCTTTTCATTTCTTAATTCCTGTATCTATTATTTATCTTTTTAATTGGATTTTGCCGCCAACATCTTTAGCAACTCATTTCTATCCAAAGACTTTCCCTCACCCATTGGTGTAGCTTCTATTTGTTCTTCTTTTGATGCTACCTTTTGATCCAATGTTGCTTTCTTTAGTTGCAACTCAATCATCTTTAATTTTTTGTTTAATTTAGCTGTTTTTGCAGTAATAGCATGGCCCAGCATACTACTAGCACTATTGAAGATTTCACTTGCAAAACGACTATCAACCTGCATTCCTAGATCCATCAAGTCTTTATAGCTTGATGTTGCTAAACTAGCAAGTTCATCCATCTCCCCGTCTGCGGCTTCTAATCCACGTACTTGAGGTAATGCTTCTTCAATTTTAGTTAAGTTATCTAATGCAGTTGTAGTGACTAAATCTGCATTCTCAGGAATAGGTTTAGCTAGAGTATCAATCTCTTCCTGAGGCAATTCGAATAATTCTTCAAGTGTCTTGGTCATAAAAGTATTTAGTTACTTTCGTGAACCGTTTCTAAAAAGGTCATCTTCTGTTATTACTCTGAAGGTAAATCCTTGTGCTTTGCAATATGCCATAGCCGCCTGCCACTTTGCATGGTTGACCGCTACTACTAATCTATCCCTGGCACTAGCAACACGACTTTCAATTAAACTTTGTTTTTTGGGTTTTATTTCAACAACCTCAGCAAGTTGTTTACCATACTTGTTTTGATACACTACAAAAAAATCTGGTATATACATGTGTACCTTGCCATCTAGTGGGCTTCTATATGGAATAGACATTGATTCACTAGCCCAACTAGTTACATTTTTATTAGTATCACAAAATGTCATGAAGGTTAGTTCCCAACCTGATCTGTATTTAGGTGCGTGTTTGCCTATATACTTGTGTCCGTTTTTTGGCGTAAATATGCCTTGTGCCCATTTAGACATGATTACTGCACGATGTTACGTGATACCGGTTGATTTGATTTAGGAACAACAGCAATGCCGTATAATGAAGTTTTGCTTTTAAAACTATTAAGATAGTAAGCAATGGTTTGATTCATTTCCATTTTGTTAGTACCTTTAATTTGATCTAATAAATTAAGTACTGGAATTTGTGTTTCTTGTGATATCCTAAATAGTACAGCAGTAAAATTGGCCGCTATATTTTTTGATGCACAAACTGATAAAAAGTAGCCATGTACGATATCGTATTCATTAGCATTAACTACTAAGTTGATGGAGTAAAATGAATCAAATATTCTAACTGTTTGATCCATTGATGTTCTAGTATCTAATATTCTTGGCATAGTATTATTTATTACCTAAATATTAGGGGTTTCTGTTTCCGGCGTATGGATTTATTCCTATTTGTGCAGGATTAGCGACTGCATTTGGTGGGGTACCGGCAGTTCCTAAACTAGTAGGAGTTGCACCAAATATAGGTGTAACAACATTTATGTTTCTATTGGGTGTCTGTTGTACCGCATTAGTAATGCCAGCAACAACTTCAGATTTTACTAGATTTTTAATAGGTGCATTTTTAAATGTATTATATGTTGTGCCGGCTGCTTGAACTGCTCCTAATATATTACCTTGACCTAATGCTGACATTGTACCGCCTACACCATCTACCAATCCACCTTGACCTAAAATAGTACCATTTGCTCCTGGTCTTGCTATAGGACTTACTGTTCTATCATAGTTTGCATCTAAACCAAAACCAGTAACAATATTACTAGGAGTTCTACCATCAATAGCACCTTCATTATATACAACAGTTTCATAATCTAAATTCATTTGCATTTCCATAGTGCCATTGCTCTCACTGTAACTATAAGTGTCATGGTCAAATTTACTAATGATAGGATTAATTAATGTATACGCTACAAAATTGTGTCTATTAAGGCCAAATACAGTAACGTTTTTAAAGAAAGGTATTTTATTACCTGTTGGATTTGGTGTCTCACCTATATATCCCCAATCATCATTTCCAGTAATAGAAGGTACATAGGTTGTTCGGTCATTATAAGTAGCTAACGTTCCTGTTTGATTTTCGGCGCCTCCACGTGCACCTGCAAATACAACCTTAGGTTTCGTGCCATCAGAATAATTGTAATTGTAATATGCTTTCCACAAATCACGAATCATATTGCCGTTGTCATCGTGAAAAGAAATATTAACAGGATCGTATTTGATTTTTGTTTGTACAATTCTTTTACGATTATACTGATTCATTGTTGTAGTATCAAATGAAAAACCAGGTAGTTTGACTGTCTTAACTACTAAACCAAAGTTAGCACCCGTGCTAACATTCTCTGAATATGCTTGAGGGTTTATTTCAAAGTAAACATGAAAGAGAAATTTGAATTTAGGCGCGTATTGATAACCATTAGGCCTAAATGTTTTACTAGCGTGTGTGTAATCACGAAGGAAATCGCTGCCGAAAAATGTTCCGGCAGCGTCCTGTAAGGTGTTCTGAAAAAATCCAGACATTAGCTAGATTCCTTTAATTAAAAATTAAAGAGAACCGCCGATACCTGTAGCGATTGAACCAACTGTACGACCAACACTTGCACCGACACCAGAACCAATTGGTGATTGAATTGCGTTATCATAACGTAAAGTCATTGCAATAGTTACAGCTTCGTTTGTAGCATAATTTAGTGTATTATAATTAGCTGTTTGTAAGAAGCAACCATATAGTTCCCATGTTTCTAATACGATAGGAGCGGCTGCACCGTTACCACCATCTAAGATTTCAACGTTTGTTTGAAACTTATAATCTTGACCAGTTGCGGCTGATGCTTGTTCAACAAAGTCCATTTGTTTCTGTAATTGTTGACCAACCAATCTACTTACTGTGTTTGATGCATCATCACGAACGTTAATGTTCATTGGTGCCCATGTATGTTTACCGGCTAAATACATCGTTGAGTTGTATACTGGTAATGTGATTTCAGCAAATGATAAGTTGGGACGAGAGCAGTCAATAACTTGTTTAGTTAATTCAATTGAACTAGCACTTGCGCCAAAATTCAAAAAGTTTACTCTGAATCTAAATTGTAGTTTTGGCATTAACAAGCCCTGATTGCCCCCGGCGTTGTCAGATGCTACTGTCATGTTAAACAATGATTGTGAGGCTGTTGCCATTTTTGTTTCTCCTGTTATATATATTTATCTTTTAAATTCCCCTATTGCTAGGGGATATTTAGATTACTGTGATAATTCACCTGTGTTCAAAACTCGTACTGGAATATAGATGAATTCAGCTGCCTTAACAGGCTCAATTGCAACGTCAATCCAAAGTTCGTTTCTGTCAATTCTAGCAGGAGTGTTGTTTGATTCATCACAAACTACTAGATAATCATACAAGCCACGTTTAGCAACTAAATCAACCATCAATGTTTCTACAACACCGGCGATTTGATTACGTGTTAATGCGTCATTTGGTTCGAATACGAACGGTCTTGCTGCCAATGTCAATTGTCTACGAATGTACGCAATTAATCGTGCAACGTTTACTCTGTCTAATGCGCTTTGTGAATTGAAACTTGTTTTGTTACCATAGTTCAATAATCCAACACCAGTGAAGAACACTAATGGGTTAATGAAATTGATATACAATACATCACGTATACCAATACGTGTTTTAGTTGTAATAAATTCACCAGTAACTGCATCCAAATAACCAATGTTTGTAGCATTGTCAATTGTACCACGGCGAGTACCCGCTGCCGCTAACCATGGATAGCTGACTGTATCGTTACGTAAGAATGTACGCAACATCATGTGGCTTGGTGGAACAGCGACTAAGTTACCAGCTAGATCCGGTGCAATACCACTTGGATAGAATAGACCTAGGTATGTATTACGTGTTACGCAACCTGCCTCTCCTGTACTTTCAGCGCCGGCTGCGTTAGTAGCCCATGCTTGAATTGCAGTAGCATCGTCCGGTAATCTCATTGGAGTATCACCGATGATATAGGCTGTTTCACCACGATCAGCATTCAGTACAACCATGTTAGGTTGTAGTTCTGGATAGTATGGTGCTGCCATCAAGTTGAAGTAATTATCTTCATCACGAATATCTGTATTTGTGTCAATTACAGAACGTAATGATTCAACAACCATGTTACGTTGTGCTTGGCGACCCATGTAAGGAGATCCGTTTGCTTGATTACCACTTACAGATACCCATGTATAACTAAACAAAGGTAAGTTAGCATCGTTAGTAGGATCTGCTGGATCGTAAGCACCTGCATCTGGATAGTTTGCACCTGTAAAATAATTTGTTCTAAATTGTTTTACGTTATATCCTGAACGGCGTGTGTTGAATAACAACATACCATTTGGATATAGACTTGGACTAGGTGCATCTAAGTCAACATAGTTACTAGCTAGTAAACTAGTAATTGACGGTACAGGATCATCTACAGGGTTAATAGCACCACTTGAACTCCAACGTGCATCCAAGAATGTAACGCCTGTGCTACTAGTTTGGTCACTATTATCTAAACGAACCCACTGATCTATACCACTAACTGATTCCCAGCGATTAATTAATGGATATGTCTCCAAGTCACTAGTATCAATCCAAATATCACCGTATGCTAATGGATCACCGTTGCTTTGTGTTGTTGGCTCACTAGCAGTGCATAATGGACCATTTGGATCAGTTGCATTACTGCCAGATGGCTGAGGGAAACCTGAACTATCATAGTTCAACGTACCATAGCCATTCCATTGACCATTATAGTTTACTAGAATGTCAACTTGGTCTGCTACTGAGTAGAACCAGTTTGTATTATTAGTTGGCAATGCTACTGGAGCACCTTCATTTGCTACATAATCTAATTGAACCCAGTCACTAATTTGAACTAGATAATCTTGTGGAAGAGTTACACCGGATACAAATGTTACCCCTGTAACAGGACCTGTTGCGCCACCACCGCTTATACTTACAACTTTAAGTACTAAATTGTTAGCAGTAGTGGTTCCACCTAAACTTGTATATGGAATTGTAATTGTATCTCCAACTGCATAACCACTACCACTTGATGCACCAGAAACTCCGTCACCCACTAATATGTATTGGCCGTAATATAATCTAACTACGATAAATGCTCCTGTTCCGCCAGCCGGGGGAGTAGGATCTTGAACAGTAACTTGATGGTTTAATGAAAACCCTGTTTTTACATTAGTAGTACTGTCTGCAACAATACCTGCTTGGCTTAAAATAGTTGCATTTGAGCCTGCGTATATAGAAGAAGTAGGATACCAATCGCTCATTGATATAATACCACCCACAGTCTGTGTCAATTGAATTGCACCATCTGTAGTTACTGCACACGTTGTGTTAGGGATTCCAGCGGCCGACCATGCAGTCACGAAATCTGTAGGCTCATCACCATTAGACAGAGGACCTACTGTATAAACAGTAGACAAACCCGATGATCCAGGGACACTTACTTGAACATAAATAGAAGCGGATCCTCCCGGAATACTAGACAATGTCCAATTGGTTGTTGTACCTGTTGCAACAGTTGCACCTGTTGTAGATTTTTCCCATAAAAAGATTGGTCCTTGATTGAAATAACCATAGTTAGGTATTTGTGGGTATGCTGGACCGTCATATGAATATTGTGCATATATTGTACCTGCAGGGATTGCTTGACCACCAGTTGAATCTAATGTAGCAGTTACTGCCCAATCAGATGTGCTTGATGTTACAGTTTGTGCAGAGAAACTTGCGGTTACTGTGCTGTATTTAGATACGACTGGAGCTAATCCATTACCAGAACTTCCAACTTTCACCCAGACAGATCCTGATGGGCGAGGATAAGTTTGACTTGCTTGCCATAATGGCATCTGAGATGCCGTACCGAACAATACTGCAGGTTGATAGAAGTCACCACCTGTTGTAAGTCCACCGTCAGTAGTGATGCCTAAATCATCAAGTACTGATCCAACCGTTTGAGTTAATGCCAATGATACTGCTTCTGAAGTCATCGGTTGTGATGAATAAATTTCTAATTTATTTGAACTATTTGCTACTGCACTTACATATGTCCAACCCAAAGCATTGATTAAAGTTGCAATACCTGCGGCTGAATTATTAGGAGCCGCAGGAACTGTAATAGTAGCAGTCAAGAAACCTGTTCCAGCTAAACTAATAGTAAATGCATCACCCGGAGTCAATGGATTAGTACTTGTAGTACTTGAGTCTGCTCCTTGAACTGTAGGAACATCATTAGCCCAAGCCGCAGAACCTAATGTTACCCATACATTGTCTGTCGTTTTATAAAAATATGTACTACCACTATTTGGATTAGTTGAAGTTGGCGCAATCGCATTGATAGCATATTGGCCAATATTACCAATACTATTCAACGGAACACCACCACTCAAGCTAGTAGCATCACTAATAACAATAGGTACTTGCAATTCAAATTGACCAGTAGACGCATTGAATTCATAAATGCCCCAAGTACTTGTTGTAGTGTCTAACCAATATGTACCATTAGCTGGTTCTCCTGTCGGGCGACTTGTTTGCCCAACCAAGCTAGCTAAATCAATGTCAGCACGTAAAACATAACAACGATTTGTAGCGCCCAATAAGCTGTAGGCAGCTAATAGACCATATTCGTTTAGTTCGTAACCTTGAATTGGTGTACCATTCGTAGTTGTATAGAAGAAAGGAGTACCATATAAGCTAACCAAATCACGTTGACTTGTTACTTGATATAGTTTACCTGCATTTGCGGCTGTTGTAGCTGGAGCTACAGCAACACCTGAACCGTCTGCTTTATTTTGTGCTGTTGCTAGAACAACAAGAGGAACTGAGTTTGTTGGGGCTGGAAGATATTGACTTTGGTCAATGATCGTTACTTCTACGCCTGGAGATGTTAATGCCATTTTATTTTTTCCTTTATGTAAAATTATGAGGTTTACTACCTAAATTGCATACTATTATTTATCGAAGGATCACAAAAAAGCTGATTTAGCGTGCCTTCGAAGGTTTTTAACTAAATAATATATGGCACTATTAAGACCCATCTGCCCCAAATGTAATAAGAATTATAAAGCTATTAATTATGTACGTGAAGGGACCACACATTATCGCAGTACATGTGATGAATGCGGTCGTAAAAAAAATAAAGAAAAGCCACGAAAAGCTAATTGGACAATGGGCAATTATAAGAAAAAAGCCACATGTGATTTATGTGGCTTTAAAAGTCTGTTCCCCTCACAAATTACAGTCTTTCATATTGACGGCAATTTAGAGAATATTGCTCAATCTAATTTACGTAGTATTTGTTTAAACTGTGTTGAGGTTGTCAAAAAGAAAGAAGTTAACTGGAAACGTGGTGATTTACAAGTTGACTACTGAGTTGACTTGCTTATGTAACTCATCAATTGATCCGTTGTTATCAATATAATGGTCATACAATAACCCAATGCTACTGTACTCACTAGCATGAACTGCGTAGTTTGCTAATTCAACCATAGCTTTTTGATGTTGTTCACTATGTTCGGGTTCGTTGTTATAGTCAACGGCGGAACTATACCAGACTGGTCGCTCACCTCGACTAACACGCATTGTGATTCCACCTACATTTTTTATAGAATTAACTTCGTTAGCAAAACGACAGTCGGTAATGACAATGTTATCACTGGTCTGGCGTAGTTTATTCTCTACACTAGCAACCCAAATATCTTTATGAAATCCATTGCGGCATACTTCCGTACCCCAATATTGTAATACCCAACGAGGAGTAATTTCCATACCCAATCGTTTACTCCACCACTCATCTCGCTTTTCTCGCCATTCGCGGCTAGATTTAGTTGAACCCTCTAGATATTCTCTATTCCAACCAAATACTGCGGCTACTGCATCTTTCAATGAAGCCGCATAACTCAATCGTTTGAATCCATGAAACGTACAAAGATAGTCAGCAATCGTGTCTTTGCCGCTACCTATCAATCCTGTTACTCCAATAATCATAAAAAACTCCCGTAGTACATATTATACTACAGGAGTCTTTGAAAGTAAAGAGATTAGTTATGCAGGCTTACCCAAGTATCTATTTTTATTCAAATCTGTTGATAGCCCGGTCTTAATGAATTGAATATGTCCAGTGGGGTCGTAAGTGTTACCCTGTTTATCTTGTAACCAATAGTGCGGAATCTTTTTCCATTCTTCACTATATTCTGGATTACTTTCAATAAACTGTTTTCTTGCAGTTGGATCATTGAAATCTAATCCTTGTTTAATAAACTCACGCTTCATTTCTTTTGTGAAATCTGCTTTGTCATAAACAACATTATCTGCTATAAAATATCCACCGAATCTATTTAACTCTATACCCTGTTGCTTTGCCCAATCTCTCATGTGAAGGGCGGCAGGGCCGCAGTTATCTCTGATTGAATATTGTCTGAGTTCCTTAGGTGAAATACTTTGTAAAAACTCTGACACTAGATCGCCGGATCTATCTTCAAACAGCTCCTTGATTTTCATTTTACCCTTGTATCCAAGTCAGTGGTTGACTGTAATCCACATAGCGTTTCAACTCATCAATTAATTGTTCCATTGCGGCTTTACCCTCAGCCTTCATGGCTGTTCCGTTTAGTGTACTACCACCGCCCGGGCCTGCAATAGTTCCAAACTTTTCACGTGCTTCACCAATAATTAATTTAAGATTAGCTAAAATGAAGTCACCAATCCAAACACCAGAACCCGGATCTTGTAGTAATACTTCTTCTGTACGTTGTACGTCAGCCCAAATTAATATACGTTCTCCTGTACCCTTTGGATCACGAACAATACGTAATACCTTTGTTACCGGGTCAAATGTATATGTTACGTATCCACCAAACATACGTGCGGCTAATTCAACATAACCTGCATAGAAGTCGTATGTTGCCAATCCACCGGCAACGTTATAGTTTAATAGATATGTGTTTAGAATGGCACTACTGAATGGATCGAATGAACTAGACCCGGGACCTGTTTCTAAACCAACTGTTCTGCGATACAAACATCTTACATTAATAAACTCTTGTGGTAACGTATATGTGTCAATGTTTTTTTCAATAGTCATTAAAGTGTATGACTCGGCAGTAGCATTTTGTGCTCTTTGACGATATACTTTAATTGCATAGTTATATGCCGCTTCATAATGTTGAGGGTCTAACTCAATATCAATAATGCCGCTACCTAAACGAAATGCTAAATTATTGAAAAGGCCCTCTTTTAATTGGTCTAATGTTAGACCAGAAGGAGTAGAGAGCGGATTAGCTGTTGGGTATGTTGCCATATGTGTTACCTAATAATAGTATTTATCAGGTAACACAGTCTATCACAAATCCCCGGGTTTACGATTTTCACTGTAATGTGCATCAAATTTGCCACCGGGGTAGCGTGATTCTAATTTACGCACATTTTCATTAATTACATCGTTTGGATCAAAATTTAATGCACGACATGCATTAATCCAATACCACATGATATCTCCTAACTCACGCTTCATGTGAAAGAGATTTTCATCATTAAGTTCTTTACCTTGAAAGAAAATCTTTTTGGGAATTTCAATAAATTCACCTGACTCTGCGGCTAGGCCCAAGCAAGCAGTAAGTAATAGAGGAACATTAATATCCGGGCCATATGTAAATGTGGCTGTATCGGTATTAATATCAATTTCATCACATCGATTCAAGAACGTTGTCAAATCATTACTAGGATTACTAGTAACCGCTTCTACAAAATCTTTGTATTTGTTTAAATCAATAGTCATTGCATACCCCATGCATCAAAAATTAGGACACTTCCTACAAACAATTGGATTACACCATTTGTAGTATTGCCTATTGCTAGTAGACTTAATCCACTTAGTACGTTTATTGTGCCTACTGTATATCCGATTTTTTTACGGTTTTCGGATAACCAAAAAAGAACTTTATCTAACATATTAAAACGCCTTTAAAATAATCATTGCATCATTAAAGCGACCATTAGGTGTAGTGGCGACTGCTTTAATGTCTTTAAAATACTTACGTGCCGCGGGCTTACTTCCCATAACTTCTTTAAGTTGTTCTGCAGGCTTACGTAATGTTTTGACTTCACTCTGTGCTGTATCAAACCCAATCAATGTACTACCTTTAACAGTAAATGCTTTGCTATATTCATCTGCAATATAATGATGCAATTTTCGTTTAGCAGTATCATATACCCATGCTTCACTTGCACCGTGTAGTTTAATTGGACTGATACTCACCAAGTCAAGTTTACTTGCAGTATCTTTAAATGTTTTAAGATACTTAAGTTTTGCTACAATCTTTTCAACTGGTACTGCTTTACGTGCTCTAGGAGCTTTAGCGGCTTTCTTAACACTAATATAACTGTTTAAATCATTGATTACTAGTTCAATGTATTTTATTGTGTTTTTAATTTGAATTTTAGTCAAATGACTATATCCTTGAACCAATTGACTATCAGTACCTTTGAGTACCTCTTCAAATTCATTCAGTTTCTTTTTCCATACATCACTTAGCAAACTAATATGTTGTGGCATCACATTCTTTTTAGCAACTTCATCAATGGGTCGCAATGAATGTTTAGTGGGTGAGCCTGCATCAATAAATTCGTCAAACAATCCTTCAAGTTCGCCGGCGGCTTCACGTGCTTTATCACGCAAAATATCTTGAATGTTAGGTCGTGTGGGTACATCTACTTCAGGTGCACCTGTAGCACTTGCTTCTTTAACTTCGGGTTTATAAATTGTTTTTAACAATCTTTGAATTTCATTTTCTAATGTTAACGCTTCATGTTCATTTAGTTCTAGACCACGTAAATTCATACGTGCTAACCAACATAATGTAAGTAGGAATTCTTTATCGTCTACTTTACGCATTGTTTTAGCATCTTGGGTACGTTTGTAAAAATCTAAATATTGTGACATAAGTTCTTTGGCATCTTTTTTACCATAGAATCTATTGTACCAAGTAAAAGTACGCATCATTGTGACACGGCGCTGATCTGCGTCCGGTTGTAACACAAACAATGGTTCATCACCAAAATATTTGGTATCAGCGTCACGTGGATTAAGTGATTTAACCATTGAATGGTCTTCTGTGTTTTTCTTGCGTGTCATTAATTTACTCCAAAATAACAATTTACAAGTGCTATTATAGCACTATTTGTATTATTTGTCAACCTTTAGGTAATGAGTCATCATTGTTATTTAAGATAAATACTCAATAGAGTAAAAATATTATGCCTAAATTATCGCTTTGGCGTCCCAATAAAACGAATGATTATAACTTCTTTGATAGAACAATATCCGAGATGTTCACCGCCGGGGCGACTGATTTATATGTACACAAGTACCTAGGTCCAACCGATCAAGGTCCATCTATAGATGCTACGCAACCGCAATATGATGTATTAAGTCCTTTAAATATTCAGGATCTGTTGTTCTTGGAAAACAGAGATAGAACATATGATCCTAATATTTATAGATTGCGCGGGCATTACAATGTTCAAAACTTAGACTTTGATTTAAGTCAATTTGGATTATTTTTAAACAATGATATTATCTTTATCACGGTTCATTACAATGACATGATTCAGTTAGTTGGTCGTAAATTAATGGTAGGTGACGTTATTGAATTACCTCATTTATTAGATTACAACCCATTGAATGAAACTATTCCAGTTGCGTTGAAGCGTTTCATGCAAGTTACCGATGCTAACTATGCAAGTGAGGGTTTTAGTCAAACATGGTTCCCGCACTTATGGCGTATCAAATGCGAACCTTTAGTTGATAGTGAAGAATTTAGTCAAATACTACAAGAGCCCATTAGTCAAGATAATTATCTTGGACTGTGGGATAAGGATAGAACATATCCACCGGGTTATGTTATTAGTTATGGTGATAAAAATTATATATCAAAGATTGAAGTACCAATTGGTGTAGCACCACCTAATACTACGTATTGGGAATTAGACACAGCAAGCAATCTTAAAGATATTCTTGCTACGTACAATAAAAACATTGCAATTAATAATGCGGCTCTCGTAGAAGCAGAACGCCTTGTACCTAAATCAGGTTACGATAGAAGTAAGTTGTACATTGTTCCTACATATGGTGAATTTGAAAGTAACACACAACTATCAGGTAAGTACAATCAGCCGGCGCCACCAATAAGTGTAGTTGCAGATAACGGCGGTGCGCCGGGATCGACAGTAACTCCTACTGTAGGTGTTGTCACATTCGTTAGTAGTTCACAGTTTAGAAATTCTAGTCCTGTAATTAGAGTACCCAGAGCCGCAATACAAAGTATTTGGGACATGACGGCTGATATGGGTTACGAAAGACTAGATCCATTCAATACAATTAATATAGAAAGTATAACAGTAGCACCTACTAGGACTGATAGTAATTCAGGACCAGTTAGTGGTGAAAGAATGTTATCAGTATATTCTATGGGCCAAGTGTTAGGACCATACGGTACTGCTGATAACACATATGCTACTGCTGACCAAAATCCTGAATTGCCTGGCTTTACTGGTACAGAACCATATGGTCCAAATACTATGGACTATCGTGCTGACTGTGATCCTAGATTTCAATATATTGCTCGTAGTAGCCCAAGAACATTTGGATATAGTACTGGTTATTTAGATGGTACCGGTGAAGCACCAAACGGTATTCCAACTGGAGCAGGTATTAGTTTCCCGCAGAATCCGCAAGTTGGTGATTATTTCTTACGCATAGATTATTTCCCTCAATTATTATATCGTTGGGACGGCAGATTATGGGTACGTATCTCACAGAATGTTAGAACACAAACTGGTATGACCGCGGCTGATACGTCACAAATGTCTGGATTTATCAATAACAACTATGAAACACAACTTACAGATGGTACATATGTACCACAACGTCAAGCATTGTCAACTATATTGACATTGGCACCAGATCCTTTACCCCCGGTAGCATAAAGAGTACAAATGGCAAAATTTTTCTATGATAATCAGATACGCAGATTCTTAATACAATTTGCAAAAATATTTAGTAACTGGGAAGTTACTAAAGGTAAAGATCCTGCAGGTAATGAAATTCTTGTGCGTGTACCGGTTATGTATGGTGACAGTAGTAGACAAGCAAGTACAATTCTTGCAAATAATTCAGCAAGTAATCTTCCTAGTGCTCCATTAATAACTTATTATATCAGTGGTTTAGAATATGACCAAAGGCGTACACAGGATCCTACTTATATAGATAATATAAGTGTTCGTCAACGTTCATACAACAGTGAAACACAAAGTTATGAAACTGTACAAGGACAGGCATTTACAGTTGAGCGACAAATGCCGGTACCCTATACATTAAGAATTACAGTTGATTTTTGGACTACTAATTATAATCAAAAATTAGAATTGCTTGAACAATTGGGAACGTTGTTTAATCCTGCACTGGAAATTCAAAGCACAGATAACTTTATTGACTGGACAAGTTTGAGTGTTGTCTACCAAGATGGACTAACATTTAGTAGTCGTAGTATACCACAAGGTACAGGAAATCCTATCGATGTATTAAGTTGGAAATTCTATATGCCTATATGGATTAGCACCGCGGCTAAACTTAAAAAGTTTGGTGTTATTGAGAAAATTATTGCAAGTATATTTGCTGGTCAAGCACTTACAGATATACAAGATGAAGATTTATTATTAGGTACAAGACAAAAGATTACACCATACGGTTATAAAGTATTATTAATAGGTAACACATTACAAATATTACCACAAGCAGTTGCATTCTATCCTAGCAATCAAGATTTAAATTTGCCGGCTAACCCAAACACAGATATATATTGGTCTAGTGTATTAAATGTATATGGTACCGTTAAGCCCGGTATCAGTCAAATCTGGTTACAAAACCCATATATGGATACTGACATTGTGGGAACAATAGTACCCGACCCAGTAGATGATAGATTGTTAATATATAATATTGACCCAGATACATTACCACAGAACACATTGAATCCAGTTGATGGAGTAATTAATCCTCAAGTAACAGGTCCAAATTCTGGATTGCCAGGACCTGTTAACGGTCGCAGATATCTTATTGTTGAAGATATAGGCGCTGCCGGAGAAACAACAACTGCATGGGGAAATTTAGTTGCTCATGCCAATGACATTATTCAATTTAATGCCAGTACTATGGAATGGGTAGTATCATTTGATAGTACTACTACAACCCCTGTAACATTAGAATACGTAACTAATCTAGCAACCAATGTACAATATCGTTATGTAGATAATACATGGATGAAAAGCTATGAGGGTTGGTATAATGAGGGAGATTATTCTATCGTAATCTGATTTGTGATAAATCATTATATGAAGAATCAATCTGCTGGTGTTTTCTTTTATAGCAATAAAACACAACGTTTTTTATATCTACTTAGAACCGATAATAGAAATCCGGGTAACTGGGGTATTCCTGGGGGTAAAATAGAAAACGGCGAAACACTCTTTGAAGGTATTGCTAGAGAGTGTGAGGAAGAAATTGGAATTTTTCCACCAGACGCTAAACTAGTCCCTATACAAAAATTTATCAATAACAGTTTTACATATCATACGTTCTTTTGTGAAGTTTATGATGAATTCATTCCTGTGTTAAATGAAGAACATTGCGGATATGCTTGGGTAGGTGGAAATCAATATCCCAAGCCATTACATCCCGGATTGTTTAGTACAGTCAACTTTGATGTTGTGCAAGAAAAATTAAATTCACTTACAAAAAAAGAGACCTAAGTCTCTTTTTTTATTTTAGCAATTTTGCTACGGTGTCAAATCCTAGTGATCCTATCACTATGCCTGCACCCATCATCATCCATCTCCACTTTTCTAAAGCAGATACTTTTGACCCTAGTTCCTTATGAGCAGTAATGTCTTCGTTACGCATATTAGTTAGAAGTTCTCTAGTTTCAGTTGCGTTACGGTCAAGACATTCATGCATCTCTTTAAGGCTACTTTTGATTTCGCTGACATCTTGTTCAATATTTTTAACTTGAACTTGAAGTACAGCGATTTCAGTTTTAGTAGTCTGTGCAGGCATTTTAATAGTTGTCATTATGCACTAGCAATAACTACGATTGGGTTAGGTTGACCGTTAGCCGCATTAGCAACTGCCGCAGTATTGAATGTAGCAATAATGTCAGGGTTAACTGAGAAAGCAACAGCAGTACCTGTACCAGATCCTGCTCCAGTAGCAGTGAATGTAATACCTGTCATATTAGCCATAGCACCAACTGCTGTCCAGTTTGTCGTACCTGCACTGTAAATTGTGTAAACAGTACCTGCAACTAACGATCCGGCCGCAACTTGCGTTGGGAAGATTTCACTGTTATAGTCATTAATACTTGATACATATGCTGTAGCAGATGCGGCGTCAGTAGACAAGATGTTCATTGTGTTTGGTGTTAATGCTGTATTTGCTACGTTAGCAGTAAAACATTGTGCTGTTAAACCTGTTGTGCCACCTGTTACCAAATACTTCGTTTTACCTTTTTGACGAACAATGAAACCTGCTTCGTCATTTGCGTAAACGAAACTAGCCGCTGTAGCATTTACTGATGCGTTAGCTGTCAATACAACACGGTCTTGAACTGCGTAAGAAGTAGCATTTTCATCTACAAGAGCAACGTTAGCACCACCTGCAGCCAATGAAACACTGAATGCGGCTGCGTTAGCAATTGTTTTAACAAAGTATGTTGAACCTGCAGTCAGACCACCGATATCGGCTGACAATACAACTGGTTGACTTGCAAACAATGTTTGTGCATTGCCAACTGTAGTCAAGAAGTTACCTGTAGCTGTGGCATTAGAAATTTCAATATTTGCATAACCAGCAACTGCACCAGAAACAAAACCTAAGTTAACAAAATCTGTAGAACCGTTTGTGTTAGCAACAGCAACTTGTAGAGCAGAACCTGCAGAAAGAGTGTTGGCAAAATCAGTTCCAGTACCAAATACGTTAGCATTAGCACTGCTTGTATACATAGTACCATTACCAGCAACACCAATAGCAACACGTGTTAATACTTGTTTACCAACAATAGCTGTATTACCACCAACTACACCATATGTATTAGCGTTAGTTGCTGGGAAGCCTGCGCCGCCAACTGGGTTGTTAAAATAAGCATCAACTACTGCAAATGACACTTTAACTGTCTGAGTTGTTGTGTCAGTTAATGTAGCTAACACTTGTGGTTGAACGCTAGGATTAGTAGTTGCCGCAACAAATGTAGTATTTGATAGAATTGAACTAACATAATATGTTACACCGGCTGATAGACCACCAACTGTAGTTGCCACTACGAATGGCATACCAGCTATTATACCTACTGTAGGTGAAGTAGTTAAATTTCCACCTGATATTGTAACGACACTGCCTGTTGCGGCTGTATCAGTAATTGTTAAGACTGCTTGAGCCTTTGCGATTTTTAGAGGACGTCCCATTTGATTTTCCTTTATAAAATTAGCGGGTTCTAGCCGCTACGCAGTGGGTAACTGCATAAACTCTCAGAATGAGAGTGTATGATGTATTTATCTAAAACAGTTATTATTCAGTGCCTGTAACAGCATGTGGCATACCAAGTTCAGTAATACTGAATTCAGATCCTGCTCCGGCACCAGCACCAGTAGTAATGAACGCTACTACATTGCCTTGGCCACAATAAACACTATTAAAAACGTCCTGTGCAGAATAAATCTCTGAATTTTGTGTAGCAATTGCGTAAGGAACTCCTGCGTTATTGAAAGTGTATGCGACATTTGATAGTGCTACTCCTGCATTAGCAGTTAATGTTAAGCTAGTAGCGTTTGCAATACTTGATATGATTCCGACAGTTGTTCCAGTTGTGTTTCCTATCCAACCACCAACTTCAAGTTGAGTATTGAATGCTGTTCCTACACCAGTGACTGTTGCACTGTTAGTTGCTGCCGTTGCTGTACCAGTACCAGCTACTCTAGGATATCCTGTCACAGCGTGAATAGCTACACCTGTAGTTGATATTCTAATCTTGTCCGTAGCAATATTAGCTGATTGCTGTGATACTGCATTTCCTGTATATACGTATGATGCCATTTTATTTTTCCTATTATTTTAAAGTCTACCGACTGCGATTTCAATCACGCCTTCGATTCCGTCAAAGTTTTCTAATGCTTTGCCGATAACTGTTCCCATTTGAGGTGCTGAACTTGGTCTAGCAAATCCATTGCCACCAGATACCATCATATCACCTTTATTAATTGTTCCACGTACTTTTGTTGGTACACGACCTTGTAATGCAAGTGCGACAATATGTTCACCTTTGCACTTCATATTCATAACATATGCAGGATCAGTAGATACTACGCCTGCTACTCTTGATGTTCCATCTTCTGCTAGTGTGACTTCTTTTTTGCCACCAAACTCCAATACAGTACCTGGTTCATATTTTACGTCTGCTTCATAATATTCAGCCAAGTCAGCATATGTTGCTTGCAATCTAGAACCAGCACTTAATGTCCAGTTACCAGTAAGAGTTCCTGCTGTAGTATTTGCGCCGGCTGAGATGTTTGTAGTTACAATACCCCCTGTAGTAAAATATCCATTAGCAATGTTTGCACTAAATGCAGTATTTGAACCTAATGCATAATTTGCTCCTGCTGTGCCACTGACAAATGTTGGATAGTATGTACCTGTAGTCAATGCTGTTAATACATTAAAGTCACTTACGTTTGCATATGCAACATTTAAATTTGTAACACGTGTAGTGCTTGCAACCGTTAACGGTGCAGTCCCTGTTGCCACGTTTGATTCTAAAATACTTGCAATGACTCTTCCCGCAGTGCCTAAATTACCAACATTTGCATTAGCCGATACACCAAGCGTACCGGTAATATTTGCTCCGGTTCCGGTAATTACTGCTATATTGGCGTTGCCGGCACTGCTAAAATTAATATTTCCACTAGCTGTAGGAATTCTAACGTTGCTTGTGCCGTTAGCTAATGCAGTAGAAGTTGTAGCAGAAATACCCGTTAAGAAACTACCATCACCAAGAAAATAATTAGCAGATACGGCATTGCCTAAGTTAGCATTACCCGAAGTTATGTTACCTGTTACTGCCAATGAACCTAATGTTCCAACTGTTGTAATATTTGGTTGGGAAGCAGTAGTTAATGTACCACCCAATTGAGTAGCTGTTAATCTACCGGTTGACACATTAAAAGATAAATTTGCATTTGATGATAATGCAAGATTACCTGTTGTGTTTGCATTGACAAAAGTAGGGTAAAATGTACCAGTAGTTTGTGTTGTAGTTACACTAAAATCACTGACATTAGCATATGCAACATTTAAGTTAGCAACACGTGTTGTACTTGTTACCGTCAAGGGTGCGGTACCAACAGCAATATTTGAAATTAAAACAGAACCAGTAACGGTTGATGTTGCATTTAGATTAGCTCCATTAACATTACCTGTTAATGTTACTGAATTATTAGCTGTACTAAAAGTAAAACCTGAACTTCCAGCAAGAATGCCACTATCATTATATTGTACTGTGGTTGTTACTCCACCTGCAATCCCGCCACCACCTCCTCCTGAGCCGCCGGTCAATGATGTTGCTATACCAGTATTGGCTGTCGCAGTTAAGCCAGCACCATTAGCCGGAGAACTATTACCGGAACTAGTATATAACTTTACATTACCTGAAGTAGGAAAATCTACATCTAATTGGATATAAAACGCTTGACCATTAACAATTGTATTGACGTTATCACCTAATACACCTGATATAGTAACAAGAGTATTGTTAGTGTAAGGTACGGTGTTAGCCACAGTCATGGTAATAATATTACCAGTTGGATTATTTGTTAGTGCTTTGATGTTGGTATATAATGTTCCTTTAGGTGTCCATGAAAGGTTACCTGTACCGTCTGTCTGCAATATATACCCGATTGCGCCACCGTTAATATCTAAATTTTCTACATTACCTAAATTAAGTTTGAAATTAGCATTCCCGCCCACATTAGGGTCTGTGATGCTTAAACTAGGATAATTTTCCCATGTAGAGGTGTCAGCAACATATGTTAATATTTGTCCATTTTCGCTATTACTGATGTTTAAATTACCGCCATCACTGCCGGCAATTTGACTAAAACTAATGTTAGAATATGAAGTTAATACTTCAATATTTTCGTTTGTAACAGTGTTACCTGTTCTACCGATAAACAATCTGTTTTCATCGGTGGCCCAGCCAAACTCTGCATTGTCAAGCTGAGGCAGGTCTACTAGATTACCTGCTCGTTGTTGTATTTTACTAATCTGAATAATGGACATAGGTGTATTTCTTCACAATACACTTATTTATCATAAACCTATTCGATTTGTTATAGAAATTGCATGTAGTATTTTTCTACACGTTTAAACCAGATATCAGTATATTTGTCAAATTCATTGCCCTCTAGGATGAATTCCTGATATAGATTATCAGCAGAACACATAAAAATAACACCTTTGCGTATCTTTGTTCCGTGTACTTCATTATGTGCATTAGCGTAGGCTGCTAACTGAACAAAGTAATCTTCAATCCACTCACGCTTTTTAGGCTTATTTGTTTGTTTGTGATCCATGATAGATTCATCGCCATCATGTATTCCTACTAAGTCTGTAGTCCCTGCGTAAATCTTTGGAAAATACAATGGAACTTCTGTGCCCCAGTATTCATTACACTTATTAAGACCTTGACTAATGATTGATTGGGCCATTTTATGGCTTTGTATGCTATACGGATTGCTTCCGGGCTCATTGAGTACTCCTGTCTTAATGTAATCTTCAAGCCACTTGTGCATTCGTGTTCCACGACCTGCGGCTTCTGTTGTGATTTCTTGTGCTTTTTGTGCGCCAACTCGTTTGCGCCATTCCATCAATGCTTTCTTAGATTCTTCACTTTTAGTAGCATCTAAAATAGTGGTAACACTGGGCAGTTTCTCACCATCGGGTGTAGCGTATCTTCGTTTGCCGTCTATCTCTACACGGCTCATTGGAACATAATTATATTTGTTTGGTATATACATGTGTATATTGTATCATACTATAATACAAAATGACACCATTCTGGGAATTTTTTATGATATTTTCCAGTTTTTATAAAATCTGTTAATCTAAGATGTGTGATATCATTTCTAAAATTAATATTAGGGTGCAATTCTTTCACTTTATCTATTACATAATTAGATACAGGAATCATACCTTCAGCAGTTTCATGTCCACATGGTAATTTAGGTTTAAATTGATTTATTATACTTAAATCTTCTATCTTAAAAGGATTTTCATTTACCTTTTTAGCCATTCCTAAAAACTCTTTCTCAACTTTTATAATCTTTTCATTCCTATCTAAAGTCATATAATCAGTTGTTATATACGGAATACCTAAATTTTCTAAAAGACTAAACAAACTTAATTTATATAATAAAGTTTTTCGATAAAAGTTAGCCTCATCGTAATGGTACAAGTATACTCTTTCATACAGATCCTTGGGTATTAACGTATCTGGTTTGGGAACTAAATGATAATCATCAAACATTGGGTCTATCATACGTTGATGATACCATTGCTCATGTCTATCAATCTGTGACCATGCTACGATTACTAATGGTTTACTATTTTCAAATTGTAAATTATTGCAAATATATTCAAATGTTCGGCGATATATAGAGTCGTTACCCACACCTGGCATTGCTAGATTAGTTAACTGTGCGTTGAAATGTTTCGCAACTAATGCAGGCCAACCTATTTCTAATTTATCATCTAAACCCTGACAATACGTAAAACTGCAACCAACTGTTACAATGTGTGAAACATCCATTTTAAACTCTGAAACTTTCTCCGCATCCACAACGGTCACGCTCATTTGGGTTACTAAATTCAAAACCCTCATTTAAGCCAGTACGAACATAATCAATTGTCATACCTTGCATATATGCACTACTTTTAGGATCGACAAATAAACTACATCCATTGCAGTCTATCATCATATCATGTTCATCAGGAGTGTCAACATACTCAAGTACGTAGGCAAGACCAGAACATCCTGTAGTTTTTACACCCACACGAATGCCTAGACCTTGGCCTCGTTTTCTTATTGTTTGTTGTATTTTCTTTGATGCTGTTTCAGTTACAGTAATCATTTCATTGCCGATTGTGCCATTTGTGCGACAACTTTTTGGCTATTTTCTTGATCCGGCATTTCTGGAGTAACTGGTGCCGGCTCATGCCCTTTGAAAATAACAGTGTCACCTTGTATATTACTTATGACATTTTGTAGTGGTGGTTTTTTTATCATGTTATACAAGTCAGTGGTATCTAAATTGATACCATTAGCTTGTAAATATTCTAAAAATTCATCAGTGGTCCAGTCTGTTTTTTCTGTACCACTGTCCATGCCACTTTTTAATTGATTAGTTATAGCGACAAGTTTGACAACAAACGGATCGGGACTATCAAGTTCAAAAAGAAACATGTTACCTCTTGGCTCTGCCTACACCACCTGTTACTGGTAGTTCAGGCTCTTCTGGAGGCAATTCAGGTTCATCAAAGCCAGCTAACTCTTCACCTGCTTCTACTCCAGCTTCAGCACCCATCTCAGCTCCTGCAATTTCACCAGCTTCAGCACCCATCTCAGCTCCGGCTGCAAATTCTTCACCACCAGCTTGACCAGTTACTTGATTCAATGCGGCTTTCATTGCAACATATGCATCGTTAAGCGTAGTAGATAATGCATCTAATTGTGCGGTTACTTGTTCGTTATAAGTTTGGCTTTCAGTAACACCAATCTCACTTTCGATACCGGCGACCAATGCTGGAAGTTCTTTAACTTTCATTTGGCCAACTTCTTCTAGCATCTTCTGTACAGAATCAACTAAGTCTTGTGCGGCAAGAACAACTTGTGATTTCTCAACTTCTTCGTTTTCTACAACGATGCGTGGTTGAGGTTGCATACGCAATTCAGAAAAGTGGTCAGCTAATGCTTGCTCCATGAATACTAGTTTCATGTATGCTGGATTAGATTGACTTTCATAAAAGTCAGGAGACTGTTTAGATTCAGTCATTAGACCGCGAACTTTTTGTAGCATTGCTCTTGTAGAAGCTAATGGCATTTTGTCAACATTGAACGGAAGTTCATAGTGTTCTTTTAATGCTTTATAAACATTGTTGCGGCGTGAATTGTCAAGATCGGTTAGTTTCATAGTTGTTTCCAAAGAAATATATAATATATTTATCTTTCTTTCATTTATTATACGGGTTTTGTATTAAACCTACTAGTCTGCCAAGATTTAGAAATATCTATATAACGACCCAATTCATCATATAACTGTCTTTTCTTCATTTTTTCTTCACCTAACTTGGCTAGATATATTAATTTATCATCCATATTCTTGGCACTTTTAATTAATTTCTGATGCCCTTGAATTGTAGACTCTAAACCGGCTACTTTTTTGTCCAAATCGTATATTCTGTTCGAATCTACAATTCTGTTTCTTTTATCAAATGTACACCATGCTACTGCATGTTTTAAAGTATAGAATGTCTTATTCGTATCAAATGAATTAATAGTCACTTGATATTCATCTTTTACTCGGCTGATAATGTACTTGTCAAACAGATGATAAGATCCGTCTTGATCCCTGAATACTGACAAATCTGCTAGATTATTGATTGTCTCTTTAGGAATAACTTTCTTTAGTTTAATAAAAATATCATTTGTCATTTGATAATACCTTAAAATAGATGTTTCTTAATTCATCACTGGAATCTAAATGTGTAGGGAGTTTATTCCATTCAGTACCGCATCGTAACATTGGTACGTTGTCACAATCTCGGTATAATGAACCTAATTCATTAACACCATCATAAAATACACTAGGATGTTGTATAGTAAAATCAAATGCCCAACATGGATACGTTTCATTGTCTTGTTGTTCAAATAGAAATCCAAACTCAGTAAATTCATCAAATCTTATTAATTCTTTTTTGGGTTTTCGTAATACTTCAGGTTGACTACGTAATGAAATAACTTGTTGAATTGTATCAAAATTACTTTGAGTGTTTCTTTTATATCTCCATTCATCCACATCTTTATCTACTTCAGGACGTTGGCGATTAGGTACATTTGTTTGTGTGATATCAAACAGGGTGTAGCAAGTAATAATGTAACTCATACTACTATTTAATAGCCGTAAAAAAACCCAAGAATTTCTTGGGTCTTTTTATTCAAGTTAAGTATTAACCTGTGAATGTTGCTGTAGCAGTAACAGTAACAGCTTCAACAGCCGCTGTCAAAGCAGTGTCTAAAGTTGCAGTTGTCCATGCGGCAACTGGATATACAGCAATAGCTAATGTATCATTAGTGTCATCTGTGTACTCATACAGATAGATTGTAGCTAATTGTTGAATAGTTTGGATAGCTGTGTTAAGCTGAGTTGTAGTCACTGCACCCGTGAAAGTGATAGTGAAGAAGTCTAACTTAGGACCTTGAGGTTGAACTGTTGCACCAGATTCAACAGCGTTAACACCAGAATTAGTGTAAGCTGGGCTGTCATAGTTAATTACCGGTAGATAGTCACCGTTTGTGCGTGTAAATTGTGCCATTTTGATATTCCTTTAAATGTTTTGAATCCTACTGATTCATGTATATATTTATGCCTAGAACAAAAAAATATCGGTTTTGGTCACTTAATTCCAAAGTTTTGACGGCTGAAACCCATTCTATCTACGTATTTGTAGCCGTTAGCAACGAATCCTTCTTGCCCCTTAGTACCATCATCTAATGCACCCTGTACAGGACTAGATTCTGCGGCTTGATTTAGTTGATTCAATATAGCAGTCTTTAACATATAAACAGATGACCAGATTTCCATCAATGCTTGCACACCTGCAGGGTTTGCTGGGATATGTCCAGGGTATTGTTTACCTGTTTTCTTATCCACATAGCCTGTTAATAACTTCTGTTTCATAACTCCGCTCATCGGTCTATTTTCAATGAACTTATAAAACCCGTCAGTTAAATCATTTAAATTACCTTCTCTGATTCTATTATTGAAATATACACCCAACATGTTATTTCTGAAACCATCAGATGGTATGCCCAAGTAATCAGTGTTTAAAAATTTATCAAGTTCTTTACCGTATTTTTTAATTGTAGCATTAACTGCTTTTAATTCTGCTTCAGGCAGTGCTATCTTGGGAGTTTGCGGTAATTTACTAGGTAATATAGCAACATCAGAATCTTCTTTCAATCCACCTAGTTTACCATTCAATGATACGGCAAAATCAGTAGGGTGAACCTTCTGACCTTTAGCCGACATTTTTTCTGCTTTAGCAGGAGCATCGGGTTTAATATATTGATGTACTGCTATACCAGCAACTTTACCTGCAAGCTGTTGACCAATTTGACTATTAGCATCTACCGTATATGTAATGCCCTTTGGATTAGCTTTAAAAACATATACACCATTTTGATTTTCTAACGGCTGACTGAATAACAAGTCACCCCAATAGTATCCACTAGTACCTTTACTTGCTGTTGCTAGTCCAGGCCATATTGCAGGAATGATACTTGCTAGTCCACTACGCTCAACACCACGCAATCTATCATATTCAATAAATTGTGCAGGACTGTATATCGCTCTACCAGAACCATCTGCTTTATTAAACATATGCTTGTCTGATATACTAAACTTACCATCAGGGCCATGACCAAAAATCAATGCAGGATATCCATCCCATTTAATTGTTGCAGTCTGTGGCTTTTTAATAGTAGTATTAACTGAATTGATAGCATCGGCAACACCTTGAGTACCACCCAAGAATACTGAATCTTCTAAGTGTGGGGCATGTCCACCGGTAAAGGCTTCGTTAACAGTGTTTATACTGTTAATAGTATCACGTAAATATGCCAATGATTCAGATAAGTTCATCATGCTTGTGCCGCCAATTGTTGTTGAATGCGTTGCTGTAATTTAGCTTGCTCGTCCGGAGTAGGTGCTCCCTTGTTTCCGGCTTTTACTTTATTAGTATTTAATTTTTGTTGGCGAGTATCTATAGGATTAGCTGTAGTTTTTGGCTGTTGTAATTGCTTACTCATCTGGTCAAATGCTCCCGCGCCTGCATTATTTGCAGGAGATTCCTCTGGCTTAGTTAATGATGTAAGTAATTGTTGTTTTTCTTCTTTAGACATTTTGCTAACCAATGCTACTACTTGGTCATATTTCGGATTACCTGATGCGGCTCCTGGTGTGCTAGCACCACCAGTAGTTGCGGTAGAAGTAGATGTTCCAGAAGTAGTTGATGCAGGAGCACCAGCAGTACCGCCCATTCCTTGTTGTACACCTGCTTTAATAGCATCGAATGCTGAGGCCGGCGCTGAAGCTGTTGCAGATTGTTCTGCCCCAGTACCTTGACTATAACTTGTAGCAAAACCTAAATTAGCTAATTGAGTAAGAGCATTTGTCATTTTTGGATAACTAGCTTGTGCCATATCAGCCAATTTTTTTACTTGTGTTTTTACTGCAGGATCAGTAATAGGAACTTTTAAATACTGAGTAAACATATTCTGTAAATATTGACTAATAGATTGTGCCGCCGGAGCTTCATTGATATTAATAATGCTTTCTAAAATATAATCTAATTTAGAATAAGTTCCTTCACGTTGAATCTTTTGAAATACTGGTGCTCCACTCTTATCAACGCCTGTCATTCTTTCACCACTACCACCCACATAGTTTTTGAACCCGCTTTGTCCGCTTGTAGCTGTTGCACCTGCTTTTAATCTACCCTTAAGAGCCGCAGTTTGTTGCGGTGTCATCTTATCATTTCCGCTTGCATCCATTCCAGCTTGTGCCATCATGCCTGCAAGTTTAGGATTCTTTTGTTGCATTTTATTAAGTGCGGCTTGTTCGGCACTTCCACCGGTTGCAGTTGGTGCCGTTGGAGCCGCTGGGGATGCAGTGGCTTGCTGTGCGCTTTGAGTTGCGGCAAGTCTAGCTTTTGCTTGTTCTTCTCCTGCGGCTTTTTGTTTATCTAACTCAGCTTGATAGGCGGGAGTAGTTTGTCCAGTTACACCATCATACTTAGCACCCTTGCCTGTTGCCGGATCCCAATGTGGTGTACCATCTTGAGTCATACCCGGTTGTTGCTGTGTCGGGGCTTGTCCAGTTGATGCGGGTTGTGCTGGGGCTTTATTTGCTCCCATCTGTTGCTGTGCTACTTGACCGGCAGCGGCTTGTTTTTCTTTTCTAATTTGTTCTGGCGTCTTTGGTGCACCAGGTGCCGCTGGCTGTTGACCGGGTGCCGCTGGCTGTTGACCGGGTGGCGTAGTTGTTGGTTTTTTGTTTAATGCTGGCTTAGGCTTTGCGTTAGGATTAGCAATTGCCGCCTGTGGCACAGACTTTGCCTTAGGATCAACTAATCCACTTTGAATTGCACTATTTAAATTAGTACTTGCTCTACCAATAAAATCTGATATGAATTTATCTTTAGCAATCTTGTCTTGTACTGACAAGTTACCCTCAGCTTTGCCTGTAATTCTATTACCTACCTGCTTTACTGCGGCTGCACCGTAATCACCAAGTACATGGCTTAAGTTTAATTCATTCAGTTTCACGATTTTTCCTTAAAGATTTTGCAAATCTTGCTTTGTCTTTGCTTTTGATAGCACTCAACAGTTTCTTTTCCAGTAACTGGGCTTGTTCCTCAGGGTAGTGACGATTAATCATTTCAATTAAATGAATGGCACTACTTATGATATTATGGGCCCTACTCTCAATAACATGAGTTGTATCACGATTATTGCCGAGTTCTTCTAGTTCCTGTAAAAGGGAGCGAGTTTGTTTTTGCATATAATTATCCTACAAGTATTTATGCTATGATTAGATAATTATTTCTTTAGGGAATTGAGTAAAGATTTGAGTTTTGACCCCTGTACGTCAGCTACAATGCGTTTGTTGTCGGGTTCTAATATTTCTCCAGTCTTTTGATCTATAATAGGATTAGTAGACATAAGTGTTGATTGGGGTTTTAATTGACTCATAATGTCATTGGGACTAGGCGACGGACGATATTTTGCTTGTTGGTCAGCATATCCATCTGGATCCTCATCAGTAATACGCATTGTTTCAATATTGTACTCTAAATCAACTTTTTGACCTACACCTGTTGAACTACGTGACTTCATACATTGAATTTGATACTTACCACGTTCACGCATACTACGACTTGTAAAGATACCAAACACATTATCTGCCGTGTTAATCTTACTGATACCACCAGCAATGTGACTATGGTCAAATTCAATTTCTTCAACAGCACTACGATTCAACTGTGAAGCAGTAACCATCAATATACCCAAGTCTTTTGCTAAGTTACGTAATTCTTCACTTACATATTTGTCTTTAATAAACTGATCGTTAGGATTAACTTTAACAGACACAGGCATAACCAAATCAAGATAATCAATCATCACAAAGTCAACTTTGATACCAGTCTGGATCTGCACTTCTTTGATATAACTACGTATATCGTTTACGTTACTTTGTGCGGGTAATCCCTTAACACGATATTGTCCTGATTTCTTACTAGACATTCTAATTTTCAAATGTGCCTCATCGATATTCTTACGAATATCTCTGGTACTCATACTAGTCAACATAGCATCAGTACGCAAACTTGTAAGTTCTTCACTCAATTCGAGTGAGATATATACACCACTTAATCCCATCTGCAACCAGTTCAATGCAATGTTCATCATAACCAATGACTTACCTGAACCAGAGCCACCTGCAAAGATATTCAATTCACCACGACTGAAACCACCATACAATAGTTTATCAAGTTGAGGCCAGCCTGTGCTTTGTTGTCCACCTGCATTGAAGTATTTGTTAATACGTGCTTTAGGGTCAAAAAAGTAATCTGTACCCATGTCTCGTTGTAAGCTGATTTGTACTGCGTCTTTGATTAATTTCTCAACAGGGCCAAAGTCACCCTTTTCTAATAAGTCTGCGGCTTTAAGAATTGCACGTTCTAATTCTTGTCGTTTTGTAAACTGTTCAAACTCCTGTAAGAACCACTCTGTGTGCTTTTCACCAAACTCAGGAATCAATTCAATATCGATTCCGGTTGTTGCTTTAATTTGTGTTTGATCTGGCAACATACTATATTTGCCACAATACTCTTTAATAAACTCCGCGGCTGGTCTAATTGATTTATCAAAGTTGTCAGCATTCATAATGTTCATAACACGGGTATATAATTCCCCATTGGTTAACATCATTTGTAAAAACAACTTTTGTACTTCTACCTTATTATAATCTACTTGCAATTTTCTTCCTCTGCATTTCTATCTTTATTTTACTGTTTGTAGCCGACTGAAGTATACTCAATAGTGTTGGTAACTTACCATACCTTACTACTGCATCATTAACGTCTTTGATATCGGCTTCCCAGACTGGTAAGCTAACCTGATATCCTAACTCTAATGCCCTATCGCACATTTTAAGCCCTGTCTTGTCTCTATCTGGAACAACAATGATTTGTTTGTTGAGTGTGCTTAATAATAGTGCTTGGTCGCTATTAATTTCATCATGCATAACTGCGACACCATCGATGCTTAATGCATCAAAGATACCTTCAGTCACAATACACACTTGCCAATCAGGCTTCTGCATATCAATGTTAAAGACATACCCGGCTTGTTGTTCGTTTAAGTATTTGGGTATTTTGTTGTCTAAGAATCTACTTGTATGTCCTACAATCTTGTTTTTATATGTGTAAGGAATAATGACTCTGTTAGCCATTCTACCTTTTTCTGATGGGGTAATTAGAAAGGGATATTCTGTAGTACTTATACCCCTTGCTTGCACATAATCTGAATATACTTTATGTAAAGGATTAGTTGAATCTAATATTTCACCATTAGGTAATTTGTGGTCATTGAACTTAATCTTTACTTTCTTTTTAGGCTGAGTAAAGTCTAACAAATCTTTATGTTGTAAACTTTCTAAACTCCATCGTTGAATTTCAATGTCATCGATGCCACACCACTTTAATAAACTCTGTGTTTTATAACTAATTGGCTTACCTAACATGAAATTACATTTGTAACCACAATTGAAACAATGCATAGACCAGTTACTGCCATCAAACTTAATACCACCACGCATTCTACGATCGGCTTTATGACCAAAGTGGCTACAACAAATAGCATTGAAGCTAGTCCAACCACTACTTGTGTTTTTCTTTTTGCCTGGAATTATTGATAGGATATCAAACATTTATGTAGTATAACACAAACGTATACAGCAAATCAACAGTTGTGGTCAATTATCTAGTTAATATGTTAGCCACTGCGCCCGAGTTACTAGTGAATGCCATTCTAACATAAGGGTGGAACCCTTGAATCACATACCCAACTGTTTGTGTATTGTTTGCTACGTCATCTGTTGTTGTAATATCATACCAATCAGCATCTACTAATGAACTACCTTGGATAACCGTATTACCATAATATTCAATGTATTCAGTTTGGATAGTTAGTATTGGATTATCATTGGTACTAAGCACACTAGAATAATATGTAAGTGTATTGCTACCAGAATTACTTGTGTTAGGGAACTGTTGTCCTGTAGGGATAGTTATCTCATATGACGGAACAAAGTTAGGTAATACACTATTAACGATATTTAATACACCACGTGCACCTGCGTTCTGGTCTACAAATACAGGATAATCAAATTCGTTAACAGGAATCTCTAATGTATAATAGCATTTTTGTGCGTCTATGTTTTCCAAGTCGGCTGCATTCAATATCAATGCACAAATTCCTGTAGCTGGCAATTGTAGTGTCAATGCTTTCTGTAGAAGGACCTGATTCCCTTCATAGTTGAGTATTCTACAAGTAATAGATTTTCCTGTAATATCAACAGGTTTCTGTTCTTGATTCAAGAATTGAAATTGAAGTTGGTTATCAACCCCTTTATGCAATGTTAGTGGTTTAGCGTAGACTGGCATATATCTCCTCGGTGAGTAACCTGACAATAGCACGACAATATTGCGCTGAAAGTAATAAAATACTGATGTTGAATACACAAATGTAGGCTCCTAATATTATATTTAGTCGAAAAAATATTCTTTTATTAAATGGTTTTTTCCGATACTAAATAAACTGACTAGCATAACAATGATCCAAAACGAATTTTTTAAGAAACTCAGCGAAAATCACCCCTTCATAACCGTGTGTTCGTACGCCAACCAAGATTATGTTGGAATAGTGCAGAATCGTGATGAGATGGTGACTACAATCTATGATTATGGATCTATTATAGATACCGCAATTAAAGAAAAATTCCTAGAATTGGGTGAAATATGGTGGTGGGAAAGTAATAGACTTATACCTATCAATCTATTTTTAAAGCAAGAGTGGGCTATGTTTAAGCCCTATATACGAACTTTCAACAACAAAAGTCTAGTTGTAATACACGGTCCAGTGTGTAGTATGGCCGAGTTAAGTAAACGTAGAAGTAAACGCCGCAGTATTACTCTTGTCAAGCGCCTCTCCTAACAAATTCATGTGTACAACTACCAATTGTGCGTAGGCTATACCATGCGCTTGTTTAAAGCTGTACCCGTCAGTTCCTTTATCCCACACAGTTTTAGCAACTTCTGACCATTTTTCTCCGATCAAATGTTTTTTACCGGGACGAATAACAGCTAGAAACATAGCTAATCTTGTAATACTATCTACTGGTTCTGGCATCTTCTGTAGATTATAGTACTGATTGTTCAAATGAATCAATTGTTCTACAAACTTACTATCAGTTAATTTAGACCAATCAGGTTCTCGCATCAATTCTACTAAATGCTTTTCATCACGAACCTTCTCATACACATGAACATTTAACAAGTCTAGTTTAAAATAACCACGCTTATCTGCTATTGTATAATCAATGCTTGCAATGTCATTGATAGGGTCGTATGGTATGTCAGTTACATATATACCTGTAGCATGATTGCGTATAGGTTTAACATTACGCATAGCCGCACGTGTATGAGGAATCAACTTTAATAGTTGATCCCTTGAACCAAAGTCAATATCAATGTCTGAATCTATTCTCATTTTGGTGATGTTACTAGTTCTGCTTTTATAAGTTTAGTATACGCTTTTTGTACAACGATTGCTTGTCTTTCGGCATCTTCTACTGCTTTGTGACTCGTAGTATGGCCACCGTCTTTAAGACTGACACCTGTTACTTCCCACAATGTTCGTGTATCACGCATAGTCCAGAAAGGCCAGGGAATAGGATTAGGTTTATCACTAGTTTGTCGCCAAGCATTCTCCATTACAACTAAGTCAAAAGGCGCACCATTACTCCAAACAGCACGACGGTTCCAACAGAACTTATAAAGTATCTCCATGCATTCTTTGAATGGCATTCGTCCGTTGTCACCCATTGCTTCTTCAAGTGCTTCAGGACTTTGCTCACTCCACCAACGCAATGTATCTTCATTAATACTTCTCCCGTAAATTTCTGTTTGATCCTCAACTGTAGGTCGTAGTTCTAACCGCTCAACGACACCACTGCCTTTAGGATCAAATTGTACGGCCCCAATAGTTAGTATAACACAATTAGGTGTTGTATCTAAACTCTCAATGTCAATCATTATATCATTTGCCATATTATGCCTGTAGTGTTTTCCAAATATATTTCTTCTCTAAGTAATCTTGTAATTTATTTGCTTCATCTTTGCTTTTAAATGCTACACCTTTAATCTCGTACATATCTTCTAGGTACCTAGCGTAGTCACCATTAATATCTTGCGCCCAAGTGTTTAAGTTAATCCACATAACATCAACTTCATCACTCATAAGTAATATACCTATGCCAACTTCATTGCAACCTATATCCTTGAATAAAAGGTCAAGTAATTTTTTCTTGGTATCAAATTGCCTAATGTTATCCCATTTAGGCCATGATACTAGAAATTTACCATCTTGTAAAGATTTTATGGGAAAAGGTGTATTGTTCATTGGAACTTTAATAAAAATATTAGGTATTTCTTTTCGTCAACAATCTGATAACCATCAGTTATGTTACCACCAACTATGTTCATTTTTAAGCCATATTTTCCTACTAGATAATCTTCAAAGTCGTATGCATCAAATTCTTTGTTTTGTTCCAAATATTCTTTACGAATTTTTTTCAATGCTTCCCAATAATTCCAACGATTCTTTCGAAAATCAATCTCTGGATCATCATCATCAAAATCTCTAATGTGTGGTATTTTTGCCATCAACTCCACCTCAACGTAAACATAATATAATCTTTTTCATATCTAAATTTGAAATTAACCGTGCTTGTGCCACTTACATACCACCTACAATGCCGTTCACATTTACCTACATTAGCATATACCCAATCAATTATTTCAAGATATTTGTCAATATGTTTTGCTTGCACTGCACATTCATGCCAGCCCGGCTTAGTGTGTTCCCAACCACTTACTTCATCATAATGGTCAAATCTTATTGCCATCTTAGTATAAACCATTCGGCATCTTGTTTCTTTTCAAATATATATCGTGTACTTAGATTCTTCCATTGTCCGATGCAATTCTGCTCAAGCCAAATGTTGATATCTACTGCTTCCTGATTATTACGAAATCTTTTTAGTTGCACATTTGTCCATCCAGTTTCCGTAAATATATCGGCTATCATAGAAAAATCCATTTCAGTAGCCATTCGCCTGTTCATCTCGTCAATTATATCTTGTTCTAACCCCATACTAAACTAAACCAAGTTGCTTTTTCTTCATCATCAAATTCTACTGTACAATAAGGTCTACCCATTTTACCTTTTGATGCAACTTCATGCCCTACTGTTAAATGCCAGCCTTTTCCGTGCCAAAAGATAATAGGTTTATAATGTAACATAGTTCCTACATTGTCTTGTAGCCATTGTAACACAGGTGCATATGGCTGATATACTTTTATGGTCACTGCCATTTTAGTAAAAACCATTCACAGTCTTTTTTATCTCTAAACCAAAACTTAGCATTGTTAACATACCAACGTTCGTTAACTGTCCACACACCTGGATTTTCTTTTGTACCACTGGGTCCATATGTATTAACACACCAAGCAACCATTTCGTCCCATTCTCCGGATGATATTATTGGCGTAACTTGATGATAAGGAAAATCAAATGCTGTACCTATACCATCATAGTTTACACTACGCAATGCCGCCCATCCACCATTAGTTTTGTATAGTGTATTATTCATCCCCACCTCAACATAAAATAACTAGCATTATTATCATTATAAAAAGTAAACACTGTTTGTTTTGGAATCTCTCCTATCATATCATCCCATTGACTTTGATTGTAAGCAAAATCAAAATCAACACCCTGAATCCATCCCAATTTTCTTAATTCAATAACTATGCCTATAGTTGTTACGGCATCAATGTAAAGTATTACTTGTGCCAATTCATCCCCATCTTAACTCAAAATGTATAGCGTCACACTCCTTGTCAAAATAAAAATCCATATAATCTTCCGTTGGATGAGTGGTAAATTTGTCTCCCGGCAACCCGTAGTGTTCCATTGCCCAAACGCACGTTTCATCCCAATTATTTATAGTGTCACCTTTTTTCCAAGGGATTCTAACTCTAGTAGCCTGCAGTTTTGAGTGTGTCTGCAATTTGTTGTTTAAGTTGTTCATTTTTATGAAATTTCAATGCCCATTGCTCTGGATTAATATAATCATTAACCATCTTAAGTTGATCTGGCTTTAATGTCTCTAAGAATTTTATGCCACTCTCACTACAATACAACATCCAAGGACTACTCTTTCCCGTAGTAATCAATTGACATATGCGGTTTGCATTGCCATAGCGCAAATAATCTCTGGGCTGTATGTTATCTTTCTCTGCTCGTTCAATTGAGGTTTCTACGCTACGATGTATCGCATCAAACGCATCTT